CGGGGAGGCTTACGTACACGGGCCCGCCGAACAGCCTGACAGTCGCGGGCAGGCCTGCGGCAGCTCCAACCTCGCACTGGCCGACGATGATATCACCGTCTGAGGGCGTAGCCGCATCTCCTACTCCGCCTGTGCCGACCTTGACGAGCTGGCCTGGGGTCAACGCGCCCGATCCGGCCTTTACGAGTGCCTTGCCTTTGGTCTGGACTAAGGCCTCTGTCGAAAATTGAGTCGATGTGCCGTCCTCTATTGGGCGGTTGCAGAGGACGCCTGTCGCAATGCCGCCAGCGTATGCCTTGACGGTCCTTGCGCGGGCGGTATCCAGCTCCACGAAGCAGTATTCGAGTGTGGTCAGATCGCCCTCGACATCATAAACGCTGATGTCTCCGGGCATGGCCTCTCTGAAGGGCGCGGCTACCTGTCTGGTGGACATCTAAACCACCCCCATCTGGGCCCGCATTGTAGCGGCCTGCTCGGCCTGGATGACTGCTCTGGCGAGGTCCGGGCGCTCTCTGCTGATGGCCGCCTCGGCCAGGGCCTTGACAATCTTCTGGTCCTTCGGGGCGTCTGCCGACTTCTGGATGACTCCCGCGCGCTCATTTGCGAGCCTGTAGAACTCGCCGGCCAGCGTGCCGTCTGTGGCTGCAGTGTCAACGCGGCCGCTGTAGCCCTGCGACTTGAACAGGTATCCGCTGGACTCGTTGGCAGTGGCGAGGATGGAGCCGAGACGGGCCTTATCGTCCTTGGAGAGGTTGGACTTCTCGATGCTGAGGAGCAGCCCGCCGATCTCTGCGGGGTTGCCGAGGTTGGGCAGGGTGTCGGCGGCCTTCTGGATGTACTCGCGGATCTCGTGGATGGCGGTTAGGTCGCCCACCTTCTTCCTGAGATTGGCGTTTTCCTCCAGAATGGGCGCTACGATCTTACCGGCCTCCTTCTGAATGAGGGCGATTATGTCGGCGCTCTTGGTGGCCTCTTCCTTCTTCTCTTCCTCTTTCTTCTCCTCTTCCTCGGTCTCCTTGCCAGCCAGGGCCTCGGCCTCCTTCTTCAGAGCGGCGCTCTTCTCGGCCTTGGCTGCGGCCTCTTCCTCCTCTTTCTTCTTCTTTTCCTCCTCGGTTTCCGAGGGTTCTTCCTTCTTCAGCTTTGTTGGATCAGGCATTGAATTGTCTCCTGGATTTGCAGACTTGAAAATAACAACAGAGTCGGCGTCTGCTGCCGATTTCTTTATTGGATCGGTAAAGGGCTCGTCGTTCGCGCCCCAATTTACAATAGATACTTTCCGTACCCGGAACTTAGTCAGCTTTTGAGCCAAGATAATCACCATCGGGAGGCCTGTCTAAACTGTGAATTAACATTCAAGACTCCAGAGGGACGCGTACCCCCTCCCCCTCGATGCTGTAAGAACGGTACTTCCCCTCTCGGATTCCCTGGAGAATGGCAGGATCGTTAATTTTCGTTCCCATGAGCCAATCACCGGGGCCGTACTCCCTGTTCCCGAGCTTGCCCCCCTCCTTGGCTATCCAGCATTCCACCGGGCAGGCGTCGATGTCCCCCGAGTGGTCGGCATTGATCACGCGATACTCTTCCATAAAAACGTGGCACGCCTTCTGAATATCCTCCGCACCCATAATATCGCCTTGCAGATCCGGGATTCCAGCTCGTAACACGATTCCGTATATTGTGTTATCGGCTACCTTGGCGATCTCGACGGTGAGCAACTTGGGCGCGGCCTTCTGTGCTTCCTCTTTAGGCTTGTGCCCCTCTATCCACTCAGTCAGCTTCTTTGCGTGCTCCAGCTCGTCGGCTGCGAGCCCCTGCAGGAGCTTCTTAAGATCCTCGTCCTGGGCAGCCTCGGCCGCCTGCGTGTACTCCTGCGAGCCGTGGGCCTCGTCGAGGAGGCGGGAGTGGGCTATCTGAAGGTCTCGGGAGGCTTTCTCTTCTGAGCCTTCGAGACGCGGGACGTGAACGTCGGTTATGTCCATGGTGAACCTCAAAACTACATTGATAAATTTTTAAAATAGAGGAAATTTTAACGCCCTCGGCAGAACAACAAAATCGTGTATTTCAAGCAACAAATTAAAATTGTTTGCCTTGTTAATTTATCGCGGCGTAGATAAGAGCCCTTTCCTCATCGGCGACTCCCTGCGCCGCCTCTCCTCCTGAATATCCCTCTCCATGGCGGCGAGGTCGTGGTTGCTCCAGCTCGAGAGATCCTGCCGGGTGATGTCGCGCCTGTGGATCATTGCGGCTCCTTGGGCTTTCGGCTGCGCTTCTTCCTGGACTCTTCTTTGGCGGGCGCGTCTGTCGGGAAGTAGCGCCAATCGCGGTCTTTACACTGCCACACTTGCCTTCTCCTCCTTTGGCTGCTTGGACTCTTTTGGCTTCTCCAGTGGCTTCACAGGAGGCGCAGGCTCCTCCTTCGGCTCCGGGACCTGGGGGGCTTTGGGCTGCTGCTGGATGGCAGCGGCGACCTTGCCCCGGGTGGACTTCGGCAGACCCATCTTATCCAGCACGAAGTCGCGGATCTTCTCGTCTTCCGAGATGTCCCAGCCTATGTTCTTGAAGATCCCTAAGAACTGGGCGATCTCACGCATATCCAGCGGCACTATGTCGTCGTGGACTATGCGGGGAAGGACTTTGCACTTGAACTGCGGATTGAGCTTGAAGAGACGCGGGACGGCCTGGTTGTTGATGCTGTTCTCGAAGGCGTCCAGGTAGGATGTAATAGCAAGAGTGAAATTATCGGTCTTATCTTTTGACAAAGCGAAGGAGCCGCCGCCTGTGGCGTTGGTTCCAAGGGCTAAAAACTCCGTCATTGTTGACATTAAAATTTTTAACCCTTCCTCATGGATCGTAGTGTTGATGTCTCCGATCATCGCCCCGCCGTTGTTGGTGAGAAAGCCCATATCAAAGAGCTTGTTGCCCTTCTCATCGTACATCTGAGGGCGAACCATGTAGGGCTCTTTCGATACCCGCAGGCTCTTTAGAGTCTCTATGATGCTGGTGAGAGTAGCGAGAGCGCCAGCGTCAACTACCGGGTTGCCCTGGTCGTCTACTACGGTGTTGCCAGCTGCGTCTATCTTGTAGGGGTTGGCGATGTTGGGGGGGACGTCTGCGTAGGGGATGCCCGTTCCACCGCGCTCGATTATTACGTTTCTGGCGTCCTCTAAATATTTGATCGTAATGAACGGTTTGTAAGAACTGCGGAGGATGCTTCGACCTTCTGGATTATCTTCTCCCGGCTCCGCCCTCAGGATGAGAAGCTTGGATGTGGGAATGAAGAGATTTGGGGGGTAGTCTGGGGGCGTTAGCTGGACGAGACCAGCCAAGCGATTTGGATCGTCCGGGTACCAAACCCAATGAAGAATTGTGGGGGGTGAGCGTATTGCGAAGCCCTGCCATCCGATAGCACCGTCGTTGAACTTCGAGCTGTATCGCTCGTCTTCCTTCTCACCTTCGCGGCGCTTGTAGCAGAGTTCCCAAACTCCGAAGCCGTATTGTGGTACAAAACGTGATGCTTGGGCTATGAAAGTTTCAAATGAGTGTTCAAGATCACTCATCGCCTCCCTTAGGAACTGGGCGGAGCCATTCGTTTCGTTCTCGTCTTCTACCGGATCTACTGTCCAGTGGGACCGGCGTAGGAACATGCTGAACCCATTAAGCGCCGCAGCACAGAAGGCGTTCATATCCGCCATCTCCCTCAGAACCAAGTAACGGCGATGGCCTTGCAGCTCTGGGAGGAGCTCATCGGCTATCCACCCCGGATAGAACCGACGCAACCCTGAGCGACCCAACTCCAGATTAAGAAGCTGTGACTGCCTAGGCTCAGGGTATCGATAGAAGCCCGATTGTGGTAGGATGGCTTTGGCTATCCTGCGGAGATTGTCAAACATGAATGCCTCGAAAAGGGTTAAATTGAGGTTAGGGCATCGACGTATTTTTCGGCCCAATAATTCGCCAATAGAGCGAATGCGAAATGTTTATTCACTGTGGTTTTAGCGTGGCACGACCTACATAGAGGAATTAGCTTCCACGCTCGCGCCCCCGCGCATCCTTGATTTTTATTAAAATCGCAGTGGTGGACATCTAATTTTCTATTTGTTTCTGATTTACCGCAGATATAACACTTTCGGCTAAATGATTCTCTAACTTGTTCTTTTATATCATCATTGAAGTGCCTACAATACGGAAGGAAGGATATCCCGCCCTTCCATTGAGGGTTTCTCTCCAGTGGCCTAGAATTTGAATGCGATTCGATTTTATGGCGTTTTATGGCATATTGGATTGTAGAGACGCTACAGTTTTTCATAGTAGCGCATTGTTCCATCGATAGCGCTTTTTTGCAGTAATTTTCTGTCAGCCACTCCTTAGAGATGTCGGTTAATGGCATCCCTGCGGGTTTAGGAGTTATACCATAACGCTTTAAGGCACTGAGTATTGGATGATGGCTGCATCCAGCTAACTCGGCGCATTCTGTCGATGTCAGCCCCCGTTCAACATAATTTTCTGTTAGCCATTGTTCAGTCAGTTCTACTTTAGGTTTTGGTCTGCCTGATGCCCTTGGTGTAATGGAGAACCGCTTTAGAGATACCCGAATGTGGTTTTGGCTGCACCCAAACTTTTCGGCGCACTCCCATGTATTGAGACCTTGATTTACGTAATGCTCTGCCAACCATTCGCGTGTTAATTTTGGGCAAATCGGCCCCGATGGGCGAATTTCGATGCCATATTTCTTTAACGCTGTGATGATGATAGGGTAAGTGCATCCGATTAACCTAGCGCACTCCGGCGATGACATTTGCTTATTCACATAGTGCTCTTCCAAGAACTCCTTTGTGATGTTGTACTTCGGCTCGAACTTGCCCAACTACCGCACCTCCTATCGTGCTCCTAGATCGTTATGCGCTGGAGGGGATCGCTAGGAAACGATCTTTTCAAGTCCGGGGATCAGCCGAACCCTATCCAGCGCCATCCTATTGGAGGTGCTTGCTTATATACCTATCGCGTCGCTGCATATCGGTTTAGTGCCCGTATCCCTGTATCATCCAGGCGGGCGTGACGGGCGCGCCTCTCGGTATCACGAGCCTGTGCTGCGGCTTCTTGATGGGGGCGAAGGTGAGCATCACGGCGTCGCCCTCGTCGGGTGAGCGGCCAAGGCGGTCCTTCGTGTCCTCCTTCTTCTCGATCTGGATGGGGCCGCTCTTGTAGTTGTAATGAGGTGCGGCCAAGTCTGCCAAAAGCTCGTCGTCATCGGGCGGTAAAGCAAGCTGCATATCACCCTTCGGGTCCAGCGCATTCCTGAGCGCCCACCACATTTGGGCCCTCAGGTTGCCATAGACGCGGTTGCCCTTTGCGTCCACTACATCCGACCCGGAGCCTACTGTAACCTCGTTGAGCGGGATGTCTCTATGCTTCTTCAGCTCGTCGGCGACGCCAGCGCCGAGGCCGTCGATCTCGACGTTTACCAGCCGGGCATCAACCTCTCTGCAGACTCGAATAACCTCGCCTGCAAGCTCCTGGGTGTCCAGGCCATGAAAAGCCAGAACTTTGAGGACCTTGTTATCTACCCTAATCGCTATCGCCGAGCGGTCCATTCCTCCACGGGCCACGTCCACGCCGAGGACGGGCTGGCCTGTGACCTCTGTCTCTTCCCAGATGTTTTGTGCCCGCTCGATCCAGGAGAGGGGGATTACGTTATACTCGCCCTGCTCTGGAAAGACGCCATCAACACGGGCCGAGTAGGCCGGGTGGTGTTTGCCCCACCTCACCCACTTATCATAAGCCCAGGCGGGCGTTATGAGCCATGGAGCCGGGAGGGGGCCTGTAATCTTCTCTTTCCAGGTGTTATTTTTGAAGTCTTCTTCAGTTATGCCGAAGTGGGTAAAGTTTGGAGTGTCAAAAGCCGAAGTGGCTCCGGTCTTCCAGCCGGGCTCTCTGAAGGACCTGTAGAAGGTCCCGCCGATGTCGGTCGGGTTGCCTATCAGCACCAAGCGGCAATGCTCTGAAGTAAGGACGCCCTCAACGGCCTCGAAGATGTCTTCTTTAACTCCCGCGGCCTCATCGACCACTACCATGAGGTTCTCGGCGTGGAAGCCCTGGAACCGATCAGGCATATTCGTTGAAAGGCCCATCGCCGTCCATTCGTCGCCGTCTATCGATAGCTGGGTGGCTTTTGGGGCCAGGTTGCCGCCTAAGGGGATCTTGGCGTTTGCGTAGGCCGACCGGATCTCTTTCCAGACTATTTTCTCGACCTGCCGCCAGGTCGGGCTCGTGGTTATAACGATGGAATACTCGAATGAGAATAAGAACCAGAGGACCAATCTAGCTACGCCAAAAGACTTTCCTATACCATGGCACGACCGCCAGGAGACACGCGGGTTGTCCCGAACGTACTCGAAGAGCGTCTTTTGATGCGACCAGAGCGCCGATCCCAGGACCTCCCGGACCATCTTAACCGGGTCTTCCTGATACTCTTCAAAAGCGCCGTCTTCGATCTCCTCTTGCTTGAGCTTCGGGGCTTTGGCTTGGGGCTTCGCCTTCGTCTTGCCCTTTTTGGCTTTCATGGGTACTTTGAGGCAAATTTAAGGCGAATTGCCCGCTGGCAAAACTCGCGAAATTATCACAAAAAGGCTATTCTTCTGGAGCCCGAACCTCGACCTTCTCAGCCTCGGCCCGCTCTTTGGCCTTCTGCTCCCTCTTGCGCTTTGCCCTGGCGAGAGCGGCTTCGGCCAACGTGGCGATGACTACGGGTTTCTCCTCGTTGCCCTGGATCGTCACTGTATCAGACCATCCAAGATATGTGTCGGCGTATGTCTCCAGAAGGCCGTGGTCCCCGGCTATCCTCTCGTGCTTAACTGTGGTCGGCTTGCCTTCGCCGTCTAAAGAGTTGCACGCAGGGCACTTGCCGAACCACTTCATAGGGTCTTCTGTGATCTCCTTGCAGTCGGGGTTCATGCAGAAGGTGAAGAATCGGTCCCGCATGGCGACTTCGACCAGCTGGCGCTTTTCGACGTTGCCCGTGACCTCGCCGCTGTCCATGATGGCTTGAAGCTCGGGATCCTGCTTCAGTCGAACCCCGAAGTGGTCCTCGGACATGCCTATGGACCTGGCGATCTCTCGCTGGGTACACTTCAGTTTCGCTAAGTAGCGCACCTTATCGAGGGGGATGGGCTGGTAGGATCTCGGTGGGCGGCCTCGCCTGCGTTTCTGTTCTTCCATAATGATGCTCTTTATCCTAGAAAAAATATCGGCGTTAGGGGGATTTTCTGTAGATTTTTCAGGGAATTTGGAACGAATATTAAGAGGATATTCTGATTTATTATTGATTTATCAGGCTATTATTTGGATTTATTTCAGTAATTCAGGATATTTCTAAGCCATTTTTGGGCTATTTTTCGAGAATTAAAAGAGATTATTTGGGAGGCCATCGCGCCTTTTGGGCCTGCCAATAGCGATTATTTAGCAGGCAATCGATATGAGCATCCCAGCAGAAGGCTGAGGGGCGAGGCTTGCCTCTCCGCAAAAAGTCGGGAAGCGTCTGGCAGGGTGACTCTTCTCCCTGATTAGGATGTGGTACAGATTAGCGTACTGGCTGCCCTGGAACGGGAAGAGGCTTCATCTATCATACGATCAGCCAGACCAGTTACCCGGTCTCATGCCTCCGATTCCGCGTCCTTCATTTGCTTGTACGAGTCGTTTTGTCAGATTCTAAACCGTGTCTCTATTCCTCATCGCCCTAGTGATGAGGGGAAGTGCCCAACCTGGAATTGCAGGTACGACTCTAGCAATAGACTATTCAAGGTAAGATGATATGACTGATATAGCTAACGGTGATAGGTACGCGCTCCTCCCCGGCCTGAAGACCGGGGACTCCGCGCTGTTACGAGTTGAATGACTGCAGGCACTCCCAAGAAATTTAATCCTTTTTTAGAACCTCTTTTTCAAGATTCTCTTTTAATCTAAACCTGTGATCCTCTGCGAACATCCACGGCTCAGATCGCTCAGGATACTTCGCTAAAAGCGCCCGAAGGCCCCAAGAAGAGGGTTCGGTCGTCTTCCTAATACAGGCGTCGCACATTAGTAGCCCTCGGCATTCATCCTCTCTTCGAGGATCTCCCAAATAAGGTCGGACTGCTTATGCACAGTTCCCTTCTTCTTTATCGTCATTATTTGGAAGCGTTCGAGCTGCTCAGGGTCCTTTACAGTTAATGAGATCTTTTTCTGCATACTGAGTACTTATAAGCAATAGTACTTATACCTTATGGATCTAAAAGGAGTGCGAAAAATTTAGGTTATGTCGAAGTCTTCCCAGCTTTCAGCCTGGCAGACTTCGCAGGATGGGTTTTCAGGCTCTTTTACAGGCTTTTTATCCTTGTAGGACCTCGTGCAGGCATTCCAGCCAGGGCACGCGAGAGGGCAGTCATCGCAGGATTTGGGCCCTATTATTTCGAGCTCATCAGGATTATGGGGGTTATCGTCGTATGGATCCTCTGGATTCTTCGCAGGCTGATATGGAGTGTTATTTATCAGCCCATATTCTGAGCTTTGGGTCTCAGGATCGCAGGGCTTTTCATCGCTTGGAGCTGGAGAATATTCTCCATTCTCCAGGATTCTAGGGGCGATAATAGCCTCGATCCATGTGTTTTGATCCTCGTTATAAGCGATCTTCAGAGGGCTATCGCGATCACTTACGAATACGACGTCTATATTCGTATTAAGCGCCTTATCAGGTATCTCCCTTATAGCCTCCCTTAAGAGTTCATTGGATAAGAGAAGATCCTTATTTGGGCCTACATATCCCCTCTCAAGGCAAACCATGAAATCTGAGGGGTTATGCCTATCATCAAAGGGCATAAAGAAGATTTTTCCAAGCCTAAAGGATATCTGCCAGTATTCGACAGATGGCATTTTTACGCAGCACGTATCTTTAGGAGTTGGCTTTTTATCTCCATGACAATAAGAGCTGCCTGTCATCCTATTATACGCCTTGCCCATCTTAAGGCAGTTCTTTAAGAGCTTTAGAGGTACTCTGATAGAGGAGTCGTAAGGGTAGGACTCTAGGAGCCTCGCGAGGGATTTGATGCCTATATCGTCCCCCTTTGTGGTCTCCTTTGTTGGTGCGACCCAAACGATTGTATTAGAGGGGTTTATATAAAAAGTCCTGTTGTCGATGCTTGCGATGTTGGGGCAGTTCTTAGCTATCCTTTCAAGGCACATGGTTATCCACCAAGTACCATAGTACTATCTTATCCTATATAAACCTTAGTACTATTGTTCTAAGGCGAAAGGTATAAATAGGTTCAATAGTACTATAGTATCTTGTGCGCTGAGAGAGCGTGCAGGTGAGCTAAGACATGAGTGCTTCTGAGATTGAAAAGGCGAAGCTTCAAGCTATAATCGACAGGCAGAGGGCAGAGCGCGAGGTATCACTCCTTCAGGCTGAGATTCAAGGTCACAAGAACTATGAAAATTATGTGAGGTGCTGCATAAAAGCGAATGAGAAGCCCCTGAACTACGATGAGTACACAGCGCAGACGTACACTGTGAACGAGAACCTGAGAGCGCTAAACGATCCTTGCGCGTGGTTCTACAACGATGCAGGGCTAAGGGAGAAGGCGAGGATTCGAGCGCAGACAGATGAAGGAAAGAAGGCTCTGCATTGGGGCGAGGTGGCATAAATGTCCCCCCTCCCCTCTTCCTCCCCCCAGGATGAGTTCATGAAGCTCCCCCTCGCTGATCGTATCGCAGCCTGGGAGATCGCCAGGGAGCGCAAGGGACCTGCAGCACAAATTAAGATCGCAGATATGCTAAAGGCCCATAAGTTCATAGTGGAGGCCTGAAGCGATGCAAAAGCGCTTTGGCCCTGAGACGAACGCATATAACGCGCGCTGCTATCATGAGCGCTTCATGCGAGATATAGCGAAAGGGGACCTTTCAGAGGTCTCCACGCCTTACCTTGAAGCTCTGCAGATGGAGATCGCTGCAGAGCTGCAGAGCAGAGACGTTGATGGATTCCAAGATGTGGAGAAATATTATGCAGGATGTGAGTGAAAAATGAAAGAGGATAAATCTAAGTGGGCTCCAAAGCCAGAAGGCATGAATGAGTTCTCATACTCCATGGGCCAGCGCCAGATTGCGCAAGCGAAGGCGCAAGGGCGATGGAGAGGCAATAATTATTAGCAGCTCTGGAAGGCCAGGGTTCGATTCCCTGGGCTGCTATCAAAATCTAAGGAGATGAATAAAATGAAGATAATCGTGAGGACTGACAACGTAATGCGTGACGATTTCGCTTCCCTTGTGCAGGTGGAGAGGGGAGATGGGGCGCTAGCTACTAATGATGGTAGCGTAACCAGGTTCGAGCGCTTTCCTGTAGGCACCTACCTGATAGAGATGTACGCAAACAGGACAGGATCGCAGAAGTTCTACTATCCCTGCCCTATTGGCTTCGAGAAGGCGCTCAGGGCAATGAGCCAGGATGATGCCTACGAGGCCATGAACATATATGTATTCGCATAGGCTGCAATAGCGTCGCAGAGCCAGGAGTCGCGATCCTGGCTGCAGCATCAATCGATATGGAGGATTGAATAAATATGGAAACGCTTGAGATCGCATTGAAACGCCCTAGGGGCGAAATAAAAACTGTGACTGTGGATATACAGGAGATCCCTGAGGGGGATACGTTGGGCTGGAATTACAGGGCCTGGATCAATATCGCTGGAATGACAGTCGAATTCATGCAGGCAGCAAAGGGAGATAGAGATATCAGAGATTATTTCCCCTTCGAAGAGCATGATACCTACAGGGATGAGGGAGTCGTCGCCCACAGGACGCCTATCAATTCTTTTCAGGACTGGATTGACTGGCTGAAAGAGTATGTATCTGGCCTAGATCCTCGCGACATATTCAAGGCCAGGCGCGAAGAAGGCCTTTAATTATTTTTCCTAATTATAATAGCGATAATAAGAAGGTGAGCCAATGGAATTATTCGATCCAATAAAAAGAAGTGAGGAAGTTGAGGCAATCGTCATGAAGGGGCCAGCGCGCGCCTACTATCGCTTTAGGTTCGCGCGCTTCTATGGTGGTATAATTACAGCAGACGCAATAGGCTGCAATCTCCTTTGCGCATATTGCTGGAGCTTCCAAAAGAACTTGAGTCCAGAAGGCCAGGGAGAATTTTATCGCCCCTCTGAAGTGGCTCTTAAGCTTCGCAAGCTGTCGCGCTCTAATGACTGCGATCAATACAGAATATCAGGAAGCGAGCCTTTCCTAGGAGAGGCAAGCGCGAAACATATAGAAAGAATTATAAATGTGGTGGGAGGAAGCTGGGTAATCGAGACCAATGGGCTTATCATTGGTTATCAGCCTAAGATATTGGATTTATTCAAGAATCTGGATATTTTCTGGAGAGTGACCATAAAAGGCCATAATAAGGAGATCTTCGAGAAGGTCACAGGGGCGAAAGGGGAGTTTTTCAAGTATCCTCTTCAAGCCATCGATGAGCTGAAAGCCAGGGGTTTAAGGCTGCAAGTGGCCTATAATCCTGAGTTTGTACGTCTTAACCTGCCAAGGATAGACGTAGAGCATGAGAAGCTGCACACCTATTCTGGAGTGGCTGCAAGGATGAAAGCTAGAGGCTTAAGGGGAGGCGATAAGCCAGAAAAGGCAGAAGGCAGAAGGGAGAGGCCCAAAAGGGCCCCTAGACAAACTGCCTTGAACTGTGATGAGGGTATGTATCAGGATCTAACCTGATATCTCCCTACCTTCTCCTGGGTTTGATGGTCCAGGCTCCAGGCACTTTCCCACCTGTCTGTCTCTTGCCCTGGATGGTGCCTCTGCCTTTTCTGGCTCCACCGCCTCCACCACCGCCTTCTTTAGTGCAAATCATGTCTTTTGTCACCTCCTGAATAGATTAACTAGGATTAAATTACGTTCTGCTCGTTGAACATCTTGGTAAACGTGGCGCGATCCATGGCCCGGCGATCCTCGATCCATTCCCAGCCATGCTCTTGGCAGACCTTTTGAATCGTCTTCCCCCCACCGTAGACACAGAAAATGATATCCTTTTTACCCTGGCGCGCCTCTTCGGAGCCTTCGAGGAATCGCTGCTTTGCGAGCTCGTACTGCGGGAGGTTCTTATCAGGCCACTCGCTGTAGCCCCTGGTGAAGTATGCTCTCCATCCTGGAGGTATCCCGAGCATGTTGAGGTCGAAGAACCGCTCGTTGACGTTCATGTCAGCGTAAATCAAGCGCCCGTTTTCTTGCCAAAATCTCGATATCCATCTTTTTTCATAAATTTTACCGAGGACGTAGGCGCGTCTCATATCCCGATAGTTACTGAAATTGGGTTCGACTAAGTTCCTCGCGCCCGATTTTAGCGGCTTGGTGGGATCTTTCCAGAGGGATTCAAACTTGTCGTCCTCACAGTACCAATGAATCGTTCCCCGGCGCTGTGTGCGGTGATTGATATCCCCCCATTGAACTACGGGCCGATCCGGGAAAGTATCGGCCTGCATGTTAAGAGCTAATACCGGCACTTCCCAATCGTTATCGGTCGGATAGGTGATATCAGGAACGTCTTCTTTAGTGAGTTCTTCGGGCTTCGGGGGTTTATAAGACTCTATATTGAACTCTGGAAGGGGGTCTTCTATCCATTTATCGAGTTGTAAAGGCTTTAATGGCTCTAAATCAAAACCGCCTAGCTTTAGGGCCGAAAGCTCTTCGGTCATCACCGAGTTGTCGTACTTTGCGATATTAGCGCTTCGGTTATGTGCTATTCGATATGCTTTGGCTTGGTCTTTGTTAAGCTTCTCGCAGATGAGAACAGGTACTTCCATCATGCCCTTTTGTTTTGCGGCGATCAGCCTGCCGTGACCTGCTATAATCTCCAAATCGGCGTCGCAAATAATTACATCAGAGAACCCAAAGCTGTCGATGCTGGAATAGATAGCTGCTAAGTCGCGCTGGCCGTGTTTCTTGGAGTTTCGTTCATAGGGCCGAATGGAGTCCACGGGCAGAACATCGATTTTTAAGCCGAGCTCCGCTAACTTGGTAGAGATATCCTGTTCCATTAAAATCAAGCTCGAATTAAAAATTTATTCGGGGTCTTCCCACTGTCTGCTTGAGGGGTTCCAATAGGTGTATTTTCTCTCTGGGTGATGTGGGCAAAATCCGAAATGTCCTATAGAGAAATTGCAGTTCATGCAGAGGATACGATACTCTTTTTTTAATTCCTCGGGCCACCCCAGTCTGTTAAACTCTTTTAGTAAAGAGTTCCCGGATTTGGCCCTAGGAGATCGTCTATAATCATTGCCGTGCCCATTTATATGATCTATCGAGAGAAATTCGCGCGTTGATTCTCCACAGCAAGCACATGGCCCGAAAAATTCCAACGCACTCTCCCAAAGATGATCTAAATATTTCTTAAATCTTTTTGAGTATTTTTCTGGACACGCCTTCCGGTCCTTTTTGGCAAATTCTGAGACGTGGCGAGAGATGTCCTTCGGCTTTGAGTAATAATAATCCATCGCGTGCTTTATGTTACAGTCTTTGCATATCGCATGTAGCCCCAGCCGTTTATTTCGTTCGCATTTATGGAACTCGCCCAGGGGTTTTTCTTCGCCGCATCTACTACAGCGCTTCGTTTCTGGCAAAACTTCCAACCGACGAACTCTTAATGACTCGTAATAGCATTCATTGGAACAGAATTTGCGGCCTCGATTGGCTACTGAATAATAAGTCTCAACTTCTTTACCACATGTCTTACATTGAAATTTTATGGTTCGTGATGGTTTCACTTAACCCGCCTCCGATAGCGTCTCCGAGATTGTCAAGAGCTGGAAAGGGCTCTCGGATAAGCGCCCGTTCGGGACTGGGGATCAGCCAGCCTCTATCCAGCAATTATACTCTGACACCTGAGTATTAATAATCAGCGCTATTTAAACGCTATCAGTGCGGCGTGAAAGTGATTATTTCTTCTGGTCTCGCTTCATTATCTCAGCGATGTTCGGGAACGGCTGAAAGCTCAGGTCCGGCTCATGGGCGCGACAGGGCTTGCCGTCGATTATCGGCTTTGGCTTCATCGGCGGCTGATCGGGTATATCGTCCATGTAGTCCTCTATCATTTTTGTAAAATGATCGCGCGGGCCTCTCGCTGTCTCCTCCGGGCCTTGTTGGAGGCAAGTTTGAACCTGTTGGTGAACCATGAAAAGGGTTAGATTCTGCCCGGATAAGGAGGCCGAGGCTCGCGGGTATTTTTATGAACCATCGGGAATTTCCTGATGGGTGGATCGGATGGTGTAAACGCCCGGGGGCCTCTGGCCTTGCTTCGGTGCACCTCAGCGTCGGGCGTGTTACTAGAAGAGATGCGGCCCGATCTAAAGGTGAGTGTGGGGGATTGATCTGAGAACAGGATCGGGCCGCTACGAGAGATTGGGGTTACTGGAAGCTGTCGCTATCTCGCCTCTGCCACCTCCATCACAGCCCGAAGGCTCAGTACAAGGCAGAGCGAACGGCAGACTCGGGAATTGTTGTAAACCTCATCATAGTCTTGCAGAAGTATTCGTCCTGTAAGGAGGCATCCCACCCCCAGGGATCCTCGAACCTCTGCAGGGCTTTCATGATGAGATGGACCTGGACCTGTGCCAGAGGATATTTTTTATTGATGTCTGAGAGGACTTTTTCAAAATACCCTACCGGCGACGGTCTGCAAGAACTTGATGGAGCATGCACGAGGCCGCAGATAGTACAAAAGGCGTGCGGTCGCAGGCCGCCAACCGCAGGTAGCCAAACTTGCTCCCGCTGGCTGCACCTGACATGACTATGCTGTTTCTGGCTCACCTGAACACCTGGGCTTCCCGGCGTGGCGGCTCCAACCACCACAATAGATTATTAATGAGGAGAGTATATAAATGTTTGTGCGATCAGGGCAACGACTGTTAATGTCTGGCCTTTATGTGATAATAATAGTAAATTCGATAAGAAACGGTATTAAGGAAAAGAATAATAAAAATGGTTAAGAGATAGTGGAGATTTATATTATTTATCTATATGATGCCCTTTCGCGTCGATCGCCAGCCCAAACGTCCGGTACTGTTCGTGCTTGGTGGCTGCGAGTATGGCGGCCTCCCTGAGTATTGATCGTTCTATCCGATCTGCAGTAGGGGCAGAAGGTTCGACCGTAAGCCTCTTTCACCCAGCTATATGTCTCATCGAATAGTTCCCGCTCTGATGTTTCTTGAGTCATGGTTGGGGCTCCTGCTCTTCGTCGCTCACTAATACCAAGCTCCCTTTCGGTATTCTTCCGTCCATCGCGTCCTCCTCAATGATTACGGCTTTGGTTCCGAATGGTGTCTTGATGCCTCGCTCGAAGGCGTTTCTGATCGCCTCTTTAGTATAGAGATTACCATCACTGCCCGTCTGGTCCGGGATGAGGATGACTCCTAAGATTATCATTGTTGGGGCTCCTGTTTCGCCGAGCTCGCCCCCTCCTGCAAGAACTGTCTCGCCAATGACCCAAGATACGCAATCTCTCTTACATCGAAATCTCCCCGAATAAGCGTCTGGAAGTTCTTTGCGAAGTTTACCCATCCAGTAGATGTGCCAGAGAGCTCACACATTATTTTTTGAAGCTCGATGCCGCGCTTTCTGGATATGCCTATAAAGCCATCCGTGAGTATATTTATTTTACAGATTTCTTCGGGGGTCATTGCTGTAGCTCCTCGACAGGCAGCTTTACATTCCGCCTACAGGACGGGCAGGTCACGTAGGCGGGGCAGTCCTTTGTGGAGCGCTTCGTGCCCTGGTAGTCCCACCCCTCGGCACGCTTGCAGCCGGGGCGGGTGCATTTGACGAACATGGGCCTAAGCCACCTCGTAACCCTCTTCTCTCAGGACATCATAGAAGTCTTTGGTAACGATTTCATCCAGCTTTACGCCGTGTGCGCTTACTAGCGCTTTGATACGCTCATCTCCGATCTCATCTATTAACGTTTGATATGTCCTGAGATATAGTTCAGTTATTGCCATCTCAATCCTCCTTTCGGGCCTCTTCAGGCCTTGGAAATCCGTGGTCTCTCGGGTCCGCAAAAAAACACTGCGCATGTTCCCTTCTCACATATTCTCCTTCTGGGTGGCCGGGAGAATAATCCCTCCACCAATAGAGGGTAAAACGGCATCGGCCCAGCTTGTCACTCGTGCCGTTGTATTCTATTCTGATTCCGTCCGTGTCCTTTGCGCCTCTGACCGTTTCCTCAATCCTCCTTTTCGTTGGTCAGTAGTAGTCAGTAATAGTATTTATAACTATCGTCCAAAAGTTATTTATTATCTAAGAAGATATTATATATCTGCGTTATATCCCCCTAAACCCAGCTCTCCGCAAAAGCTCTTTTGCTAACCAGGAGTCATTGTGGGGACTCCTTTTCGAAGTCGTCGCACTGATCTATCGCCTTCCCGTAAACGTCATCGCCATTATAATATGCGGCGATTTTGCCACAGCGAGAGAAGGCCACGCAATCTAAACAATCATGAAACTCGGCCATTCATGTTTCTCCCCGTATCTTTCTCAAGTAGTCCAAAGAGGCCTCTAAGGCCTCGGCTATCTGAAGCTCGTTGTTCGTATTGTGTTTATTAGCTTCCTCTTTAAGATGGGTCTCCAGCATATCTAAGAGCCCTTCAAGCATATCTAATTCATACTGTAGGTCCAATACCTGATGCTGGATTGGACGACCGCTCACCGTTCGCCTTACCCACTCAGCTACCGATTCCCCCGGCTTGCCGAAATTGTTCTTTAGCCGTTCATAGTCCGATTCATAAATCCAGACCTGTTTCTTTTGTTCCTTTTCCATGTATAAAGTTTATAAACCTTATAAGATTTATAGTTATCGCCCTAAAATTATTTATTATCAAGTAGTTATTATATAGCTACAAATTATAGCTCTTTAGCAGCCCGCCCGAAAAAGTCCTTTTGCTAACCCCGCCGTTCCTAAGACTATAAGAATATACTCAGTTCTCCGCCTACCCCTATAGGTCTACGCGGCAGGTTGTACGATAGAATTTTTGGTCTGCTGATAGCGATTATTCGATAGCTGGCAATTGTCGATAGTTGATTCTATAGTCTATGGAATACATCGTTAGCCAAAAGAGGGTTTTCCCGTGTTAACTCCTTTCGCGAATTGGTACGTATAACCTGCAAATATTAAGTTTCTAATACATTCGATGAGCAGAGGCGTGATTTAATTCTAAGAAATTTCTCTGATCTGACATCCATGATAGTTGCTATGAATTGCCTGTAATATCCGATTTTTCGCCTATCTTAAGATAACAGTCTATAAACCTGGTGGGAGTGTACTTATTATTCTCCTCATCGTATTCAAATAAGCCCCTATTAAATAACATCTTTAATATTTCGTAAGCAGACCAATGAAGCTTAATATGTTCTTTCGATGACAATATGACTAAATTATCGGGTTCGTTATTGGTTTTATCGAAGTCTATATGATGCACAGCCTCTTCTCTGGTCGGGCAGCGGCCATATTTTTCTTCGGCTACTGTGATGTGCAGGGGAACTCTGCCCATCTTATCTGCCCTTTGGTGTCCGGGCCTATAGACTCTGACATACCCCGCTTGATCTATGATATTATCTCCTTTCCAGCCAATGCCGTGTTTCCCATCAGCCATCCTCTTTGCCCAAACCTCTTTTTGCCTCTGTGCTTTGTCTTTCTGTTGCTGTTCGAGATATGCCTTCTCATATGCTTCTTTTTGCGCTTTAATGATTTTCTCCCTTTCTGGCTCCCAGGTCCTCCGAGTCCACCAGCCAAATCTCATGAAGTTCTGGGTGTACCTCGAACGCTATAGGCGACCCGTCTTCTCCTGTGAATTGTATATCGGCGTCCGGGTCTGTGTATGCTTTCCCATGTCTGCATGAGGATTGGAACGGCGTGATTCGCTTTCGTTTGTCCTGGATATACACATCCTTCACTGGCTCAATGTCTCCGGTGCCCCTCCCGGGGCGTGGCTCGTTGCCTACGATTATATTCGGGTTGCACCCAACCAGCCTATCGCCTTCGCCGCCCTTTGCGAATGTTGCCTCCTTACCGCCCCGCATAATCAACTTTGACTCTTCGCACTCTCTGCAATCCTTTCCATCACATTGTTTATCGTGCATTGATACCTTCTCCTTTCCTTTACCTGATATCCAAATATCGCATTCTCCGGGTGCTGCTCTATCCAATCGAGGCTCACCTCGACCACCTGGAACCGCACCGCCTTCACCCACTCTTCCTCATCCCATGGCCGCTCGAAAATCCTCTCCCACACGACTTTGAACTCTTCCAGGGAGTTGTAGCCCTCGTTCCAGGCGCTTGCCGCCGTCATGTCGCCCAGCTGCTCCTCCCACCTGTCGAGGATCTCCAGTTTGGCGAAGTATTCGGGCTTCAGCATGAGGGGCTTGGCCTGCTGGACGCTCCAGCGCTTGACGCGCCAGGTGCGCCACTGCCGCCTGGTTTCGACCTTGCGACCGCATAAGATTTTAGGAATGTGTTCGACTGTGAACTCCTCCCACGCCCTAAAGGGCGGGGCTTCCCACTGGTACTTCCTGGTAGGGGATCATAGCCCTCTGGCTCCTCGCCCGTTTTGTGGGAATTTTCGGTTTCCGCTTCATCGGGGTCAACTTGAGCCCTTCTTGCAAAGGGGTACAGAGGTTGTCCGCTCGACGGACAGACTTTCGGGGTGTTCCCTCCCTACTATTGGACCTACAAGAGGTCATAAGATCTCCCTTCAGGGAGAAATGATCGATCACCCAAGTAGCGCTTTCAGCCTGCATGAGATCATATCTTGGAATGGAATAGGTCGTTATGAGATATATGGCTAATGTACAGAGCGAAAGTAATCAAGGGGAGGACTCCACTCTCATCCCCGGCCTGAAGTCCGGGGACTTCCCGTTCCGTCCTCTCCGCTCCTGCGAGTTAAACAATAGCATTCCGTATGCACTCCTTGACATGATCCGGGTATTGGGAGACGTGCCAATAACCAAAAATCAAACACTTCCAACCCAATTCTCGATACATTCTCAGTTTTTTGGCGGCACGCCCGCGCCCGTTCTCGTCAAAGAACTCTGCCTCGAACTCGATTACTATCTTTTTGCCCGGAAGAGCATAATCCGCCAGACCGGCCCCCTCGATCTTATATTGCCATATAAATCCCAACTCTTCGAGCCATGGTTTTAAGATGACCTCGCAGCGGGATTGTTTCCGGCCTCTGTGTAGCTTGGTTATTACGCCTGCTTTTGTCATGATTTCGCCATGTTTTTTTCTCAATTCAGGCGTCCAATTCGTTGGGTGTGGGATGTTTCCGGGTTTAAAGCGCGTCTTCGCCGCGCGCTCCTCCCACCCAGGCGTCGCTCGAATTTCTAACATTCGCTTGCGTAGTCTCGCTTTGTGCTCTGGAGATCGCTCATAGACACCGCTGGGCATGATTTCACGCCCTTATTTTATAGTTGAGTCTATTAATGCCCATCAGCGCCACCGCCTTCTCGTCCTCTGCACCGCAGCCGCCTTTTCCATGGCCACGCCCAGCAGGACGCCCGCGCCGAAGATGACGAAGGCCAGCAATAAGGAGGGGGTTGGAGGCACTATTTGACCTCCTTGACATCCATTTCCCAATCCGGCTCTCGGATCACTTCGGCGTTAGAGTCTGGCTGGTCGGCCCAACCATCCATATGAGATAGCTGTATCCGGTTGGCGATGAGATTATGGGCTATGTGCTCGGCGATCTGTTCGGGTGTGTGTAGATCATAGAGCTGCGACCGCCAAGTATCATCCACTGCCTCAATCACCGCATCATCCAGCTCTATTACGGCGCTGCCTCTGAACTCGACTAGGAATTTACGTTTCATCCCATCACCCGCTCGATCGTTACCTTCGCCGCCGACGCCGCCCCGCATTCGCCGTCCACGGATATGACGACCTTGCCATTTACGGGCCAGCCGAGCATTTTGCGGAATTTTTCCGAGAGTACAATGGATACCTCCTGTTTTGGAGGCCACCCCACGAACACCACAGTGAGATTTAAGGGCGTCATCCGGGCGTTCCAGCCGCCGTCCATCTTGCCCAGAATGTACGCTCTGTAATCAGCCGGTTCTCCGCTCATCTCGCCATCCTCCTCGCTCTTTCGATCCGGGCCTGCTGCACCTCTCGGTTCTCCCTGGCGGCCTCTTCGACCTCCTCCAGAATCTTCTCCAGGGAGACGGCCAGCTTGTAGATGTTGACGGGCCGGTCGAGAGCGCCCATCCCGCGCTCTGTGGTTATCCAGCCCTTCTTCTCGGCCATTCGGGCGGCCCGGCTGATGTCGGGCTGCCGCAGGTTCGCGCCGCGCTGGATTGCGAGGACGTCGGCCTGCTTGTTCTTGGCGAGGTGGGTGATGAACTTCGCCAGGATGCGCTTCATGCCTGCCCGGACGAGGAGGGCGATGATGACGTCGGGGGAGGGGGCTGCGGGCTTCATTGGGCAACCTCCGGGTTGTCTAAAGCATCCTCTACTGCTCTCGCTGCTTTTAGCAGCCTTTCCAGACAAAGGATATCATCGCTCATGGTCTCCGGTCCGGCTACCGCCCTCAGAAGCCCGATGGCTGATTTCAGATGATAGCTATCCCCGTTCTGAAATACCGCCACGGGCTCATGATATCGATAATATCTCAGATAATGCTCTATCTCCCGAGTATCCACGCGATCCATGACGGTCTTAGGACATATCCGGAGAATCATATCTCGTCTATCGCGTAACATGTTGTTGATATCTTTCTGGAGCGCGACGTTCGCAGCTTCCAGTTCCGCTATCCTCACCTTGTGCGTCTCGCACTCGCGGAGATCTGCGCCCATCTAAACCGCCTCCTCTTCGTCTTTAACTCCAAGCTCCTGCTTGATCTTCGCCAGCCTGCGCTCGATGTCGAAGCCGGTGTACTCCAGGCCCATCGACCTTTTCAGCTCGACGGCGATCTCTTCGGGCGTGAACTCGACTAGATGGAGATCCCAGATCTTGCCGTCCACGGCGGCCCGGCTGCACCCATCGGGCGCGCCCCGTGACATAGAGACTGATGGGGGCCAAGATTCCTTTCCTTCGGGGAGGGGCTTTGATGGCGCCGCGGGCTGTGGCCGCGCCTTGGGTGCGGGGATATCCGGGGCGGGCGCTTCCTCTTTGGCGTGCGGCCGTCTGGCCAGTATGGAACGTACTTTCGTCCACGGGCACTCGATCCACTCATCGGCCCACAGGGCTTTGCTGATGTCCTTGACGGCCATTCCCCGGTCGGCCAGCGCGTACACGCGGCCCTTTAGCTCTTCATCGTCTATCTGCTTCGGCTTCTGCTCGCTGGACTCGGGGGTCTGGACTGTGCTTTCTGCCGTCTGCTCTGTGGCCTCTGCCCTCCGCTCTGCGACGCGGGATATGGTCGCCTGCACCTCGCCGTCGTTTGAGATCTCCCCTGACGCAGATATCACGAGATCCAACCGGCCATAATCATGCGGCTTTGCCGATAGATCGAAACAGATGTTTCGCATTGGGTCTTCTGCTATCTGCTCTACAGGCTCCGCGGTCTGGACGGCGGGCTCTGGGGCCTGTAGAGCGGCTTCTGCCTTCTGCTCTATGGGCTCTGGATTCTGGCTTATGCCCTCTGGCTTGCAGACTTCAACATGTTCCTCTACAGGCGGTTCCTTTGGGGCAGCCTCTAATATCCAGGCGCGCCCTTCCGGGGAGGTTGCCGGGGTTCTCCGGGCTTCGTTCTTCTTCGCTGTGTTGTAGCGGCTCTTTACGCCGTCCGGGGTGATGCCATCGTACCCCTGCTCTTTGAGAGCATTGGTAATGGCCTTCCATCGGATGCCCTCATCACCCAGCTTCAGGACGATGGCGTTTATGCGGTCGTTCTCCTCCTGGTCGCGCTGTTTCTTCGTCTTTGCAGGCTCGGCCATGGTGACGAGCTTATCGATTGTCTTTTCGATCTCTGGGAGCTTGTTAGCCCTTACGAGATCGGCAGGGATTTTGTCGTCTGGAAATAATATACTGAAAATACGGGATTGCTTGTTCATTTCAGGGCCTCCTCCGAGACCGGCGTTGGTCGAATGATTCGAAGAGTCTCGACTGCCTCATTGGCGGCGTACAGTTCTTGGTGTAGTTCCGTAATTTTGGCCCCCAGTTCTATAACCCTGGCCTCTGCCCTCGTCGCCCGGATCTTCCACGAGCCTGCGATATGACGCAGTTCGTCGATAACGTCCTGGGTTAGAGCTGTGCCCTCAGACTCCGTTTCCTCGGGGATTGTCTCCGCTTCAAGATGGACTTTTATCAGAAATTTCAGATTGCGTATCTCTTTTTCGCGTGCGACGATTATAGAATCCTTCGCAGCGATCTCATCTATCAACTCCCGGATTTGTGGGCAGAGCGTGGCTCCTGCCCCATGTGCATCTGCGATCATGCCCGAACCTCCGTCTGCCCGTAATCGAGAGCTCGTGTCGGCGTACTCCCGGAGCTCTGCGATCCTTACGTCCCTGGCATCAAGATCGTTTACCAAGCTCTGAACCTGTGGAGGCAGGACGACCTCGGGCGTCCTTGTATCGACAGCGGCCGGCTGCAGCTCCCGGACCTTTCGGGGCAGATCGCAGCGCAGCTCGGCGTTGTGCGGGCAGATATCAGATATGTCCATCTGCCTCAGCCCCAGACGAGATTAACTGCCCACAGACAGAGAGAGAGAGCACTACAGCGTATTCTAAGAAGAGCGGTACATTTTCCAGACGTAAGATACGTTTACCTTTCATTTGGCTCACCTATTTCCTCTGCAGCTCGCCCCTCTCCCAAGGGTACGCGCGGGCGGCAGAAATGCTTTATTTATTATACACCTTGAAGGATGCCATACTATATAAGTGTTACCGCTTTCACAGATAGCGATTTAGGGCAACCTTCGAGGGATGTGGACACTGGACAGACGGGCCTCTAGCTTCTGGCTCCAGACATTCCCGCAGGCCTGGCATTTCCACCCGCCTTTCAGAGACTTGATCCAGCTGTCGGGATTCTCATGGCCCAGGAACATGCCTTTGCCGCCACAGGAGCACCGGGACTCGCGGGTATCCAGATTGATCTCCTGGGGGGGATGCTCCAGCTGCTCCTCGGGGTCGGCTTCGTCGTAAGACATATTTTGGCTCACCTTCTTGCTGGCCCGCCCCAACGGGATTGCTCACCAGACCACACCAGAGATTTGTTTTCTCCAACGTGCCGGGATTTGTTCATTGAGGATCTTGTTGATCTCTATAGGCGATAGCTTGCGATTGCATGTCGCCACGATTGGCGCGGATAATGAATCCCTCGGGCGCACTTCGGGCTCAAAGGATATTACGGGTGTAGTCAGATAGTCGATCTGGGCCAGCGCGAGTTCCATGTCGCACGGGACGTTTTCGGTCTTTGTGTTTGTCTTGGTGGATTTCATAATTTTAACTCCTAAATCGTTTAATTAAACGTTTAATAGTCGGTCTGAATCTTTCCTGCTAATGATTGATTTCTTTATATACTACTCTCTGAATCTTCTTCTCTTCTCAAAACTAACTCTATACATTTCTAACATACTTTCCCCGTCACAAGTATTACGCTAGAGCGTTATACCATGACGGCCGAGAGATCCAATTAAACGTTTAATTAAACGATCTCACCTCTTGGAATACCTCTTAAGTTCGATAATCTTCATGTTCGCCCTTCTCGGATGCCAGGCGACATTAAATCGAGAATCTGAGGCTATAAGGGTTCTGAGTTGGCATATCCTGGACTTTCCGACGCCAAGGATGTTTCCAGCTTCCGCATAGGTCACCCCCATTTGGCCCGCTCTGTTGCGTCTATCAAGTTCTATCGCGAGCTTATTCAATTGCCTTGTAGTTTCTTCGGTGCTTTCGTGTGTCTTTTCGAGCTGTGATATGCGTTTATGGGCTTCTGCAAGCTGGCGCCCGCTCCAATCAAGGTCCTCGTCGCGTTGTTTCTCTAAAAGAGCGATTCTTTCGTTGAAGTCGGCCTCAAGCTCAGCAATCTTGGCTTGCTGTTGCTTGATTTGACACTGTGCCTGTCGCAGCTCGGCCTCTAGCACGCTCTGCGATGAAAAACTATTTAAGCTATCCGCTGAATATGATTGATCCATAAGGATGCTCTCCTTAGCGTTTTCGTCTGGCTGTTCCCGCAGCCAGCAATCTTAATTTTCTTTGCAGAAGCTATTATCGAAATTGGTATATTAGAATGTTGCTTATAGCCGCCTAAGGCTAACTCAGCAATCCCTCTAAAAGTAACGCTTCTATGTACTACCGATACGAAAGTTTTATATGCGATTGGTATAACTAACATATTGTAGCGTCCTTGATGCTATCGTTTTGGCTCACCACTCTGCTTTGCAGAGGCTGAAACGGCTTCCCGGTGTCGCTCCTACGACATCGGGTTCTTCTATTCACGATTTACCACTCAAAGCATCTCCCTAATCCCCTCTTTGATCCTCCCGCCGAATTATCTCACCGTCGCCCCTCTTTTATAGTTTCTGCGAGGGAGCGGGGCGAAAGTATTTTTGAGATACCTATTTTAGTACCTTTATCCCTTACTATGGTTAGGGGGGATTTACAGCCTTAAAAGGCTTCCGATCGAATGAGTCCGAAGACCTCATCAAGCAGCTCAACCGCCCGCTGTCCCTTTTTTGTGAGGAAGTATCTCGACCCCGTTGCCGGATGCGTTTCTGACGTGATCAGGCCCTTATCCACCATATAGTTGATGTAAGTATCTATGACGGTCCACCGAATGCGGTTTTCGGTAACCGCTATATTTCGAGTACAGCCGCCGTGCTCACATGACTTCAGAATGCCATAGATGACCTCTGTCATGCCCCGGTATCGCGAGGGTTCTATCGGCATGGCTCACCTTTTCGACTCACTTTTGCCCCTTCTTTATTTATACTATCTATTATTCTATTAATTCTCTTCGAGGATATATCTGTGAACCCTTCTTAAATATTTGTTGCCGTCCTGGATAATATAAGATCATTGGTTATATTTATGGCGTTCGTCTTGACCATCTCGCCGCGTCTGTTCGGTAGTATTCGTTCGGTCCTATTATAATGGTTAAAGGGGTAAAATGTAAAAAAAGACAGACAGCGCGCGCGGTCAGCGCCCGTCCTGCTGCCCCACCATCGCCCTTCGCGCCTCAGCCGCCGCGTTCCGCACCTTCGAGTGCAGCGCGTCCTCCTGCGGCACACGGTTGGCCATCTCCTTCGGCTCGCTGGAGAAGGCCGCCGCCAGCGCGCCCCGGACGATCTTCTTTATCCTCAGGACTGCCAGGGCATCAAGATCTCTCTGGGCCTGCCTGATGGTAGCATCGTAGAACTCCCCTTCCAGGGGAGTAGCGGCCATCTCCACCTCGGCGACGGCTCGGGAGATACTGCGACGTGCCTGATCGTAAAAGTCGGCGGGGAGGGGCTGGAGGTCTGCAGCACCCCTCTCGGCAAGAACGGCCTGGTGGAGTTCATCCACGCGCAGGCCCCTTCAGCGACGAGACCGAATAGACATACGCCGCCCTCGGGCCGTTCCTCTTCTGGCAGATCTTCTTTGCGTGCTTCTTTCCGTAGAAGCGCTTGCCGTGGATTACCTGGCCCGTGGCCTTGTTGAATATCCTCAGCCGCACGAGCTCTTCGAGGGGCATACTAGCACCCCTCTCGCTCGCTTTTCAGCACATCCAGCGCCTTCGAGAGTTGCGCGGGCGTGGTCGTTACCTCCTCACCGTCGTGCTTGATTGTGATGGTGGTATCCTTATCTCGGCTGAACTGGTCGAGCGTCGCGTTCACAGGCTCCAGCAGGGCCGTTGATACCTCGATGCTGCCCGCCTCTCTGGCTGCCCTGCCTTCTTTTAGGGCGTCCTTAATTGCGACCAGCTGCCGCTCGACGATGTGGTACTTCTTGGACTTCTCGGCCAGGCTGTCGGAGTGCTCGGGAAGGTTCTTGAAGAGGATGGAGACGGCCTCCGACATCCTCTCTACGACTGTGCCTAGTGCAGCCTCGGGGGTGAACCCATCGTTTACGAGGGTCACTCGCTGGCCTCCTTGCCCTTCTCTATCAGCTTCTTTGTCTTCTCCCCTCCCTTTTTACCGGCCTCGGCGACGGTCCTGCACTCTTCGCAGCACTCGTCCTCTTTGGCCTTCTCTGCAGCCTCCTTGGCCAGTGCCTCCTTGCCCTTCCTGATCAGCTCCCCGACCTTGCCGCCGCCCTTCGCCCCAATATTCACATAATATTCGTGCCCGTGGCGCTCGGAGGTCTGAAGACCTCCGCGTCTTCCTGCTTCTGCTACTGTCATTCCGCCTTTCTTTTCGGTTTCCTTCTTTCCTGTCATTTTAGCTCACCACTTTATTAATTATGATTACGATTCCTGTTCAATCCGAGGAGCAAGTAAATACTCCACCAGCACGCCCTTCGCAATCTCGATCACAAGCCTCATCGGATAGTTGTTCCCAATCTCCAGATGGACGCTCGGAGCCTTCCCGGCCGCCTTCGCCATATCCTCTAAATAGTCCAGGGAGAACAAAGAATGCGCCTGCCCGTGCCTGCCGCCGAGCATCAGCGACAGCTCGCGCTCGAACCGCACCGAGTCTATGTCGCCCTTTGCGCCCGCTATGAACTTCGCGTCGTCCATGCCGAAGGCGATGTGGTCGCTGACCTTCTTGGCCGCCTTGATGATGTGCTTGAACTCGAATCCTGCCATATCCACCCAGACGGGCAGATCAACCTCAGGAACGACAGGCGGCTTGCGAAGTGCCGTTATGTCGATCAGCGAGAGCTTATACGACAGCCCGCCCATGCCGACCAGGAGCTTCATGTTCTCCTCGTCGAGCTGCAGGGCGACCGCCTCATCGTCCTTCGCCATCGCCAGGGCATCCTCCAGCCGCACGAGATCCACCCCGATAGAGCCGGGGGTAGTCTTGAAGAACTCGAACGACGACGCGGCCATCTTCAAACAGACCATGCAGATGTTCGCCGCGTCTACGGACTTGACCTCAAGACCCGTATCAGAGACCTCGATTTTACACTCCTCGACGAGGCTCGATATGGACTCAATGGCGTTCTTGAGGATCTTTGCGTTAATGACCACCTTAAACATGCTTTTTGGCCCCCCGGTGCTGGCGCTTCTTCGGTGCGTCCAATCGTCTCTTGCACCTTGGGCAACTCTTCGGCTTGCTCACGCGCGGTTCCCAATGGTAATTACAATATGGGCATTGCCTATCCCTGGTCAACGGCATGTAGACCACCGGCTAAAAGCGCTGCTTACTATCGCTAGAATAGCTTTCATCTGTCTGGCTCACCGAGCAAGCTATAGGGTGTCATGCTATATATACTTAATGACAAAAGGTACGGAGAAAAGGTTAGAGGAAAAGAGGGGCGGGCGGGCTACTTGATGGAGCCGTACCAACCCACGAGCAGGCCCGCCAAGGTGCATCCCGCGATCAGGTAGATATAGAACCAAAATCCACGGTCAATGCAGTAGTCTAGGAACGACATGCACCGCTCGCCTCCTGCGAGTTAAAGAACCTCTTCGACCTCCCGCACCTTTTTAGAAGATATGACGCGATCCGGCCATGACATCGCTCGCTATACGCAGAGCGATGGGTTCCGTCTCGGCGGCACTCGAACTCATAATACGAATCAGGATCTTTTAGGTAAAAATGAGAACATGTCGCGCAATCCATGAACGCTGAGTAAAACTCGGCCCTAAGCGAGTCGATGTAAGCCACTAAAATTTTATCGCTCATTTTAACCCCTCAACCTCCCTGCATATCTCTGGGTACTTCTTCCGCACCGCCCCCTCCATCATCTCTCGGATGTCCTCGCTCATTTTATAGCGGGGCGTCGTGAGGTCCAGGTAGTTCAGCACGCTTCGCACCAGGGGCGAGTACACCGTCGCCTTCGGGTATCGTCTGGCCTCTGCAACGGCCTGCGCGAGCAAGGCGGAGTCTATAGGCCGCTCTCTGGACTCTGCCCTATGGTCTCTGGGGTCGGAGCTGGGCATCTGCTGTATGAACTCGTCTGCTGTCTGCTCTCCGCCTTCTGCGGTCGGCGGGGCGCCCTCTGCTTTCTGCTCTGCGGCCTCTGCATCGATGCGCTTGATGTTCCACCTCACGGTCGAGTGGGGATACTTGAGTTCTTTTGCTATTGCTCGCTCAGACGGCCGAGGGGTCTGCGACATCAGCGAGCGGAGGTGCGCGAGGGCCTCCTCGTTCTCGGCCAGCTTGGGGCGGTCGATGGCGGCCTTCATAGGATTGCCCTCCATGGTTGGGCCTCCCGATTCTTCGCCGCTTCAGCCAACTCTCGGCATATATGCCCTTTCAAATCTGGTACTATGTTCATGTTTTCTATGTGGTCATGGAGAACATGAGAAACGGCGGCCTGGAGCGCGGCGTTCTCAGCCCGCAACTCCTCGCACTTATATCCGGATTCTTCGGATATCTTCAGGATTTCCTGCAGGGCGGCATCTTTCTTTGCGAGCGTTTGGCGGGCAGCTTCCAGCTCGACCATCAATTCGGGCAGCTTGTTAATCGCTTCGACTATAAGATCGGCGTCCTCTTTGGATGTGTAGAAAAGGGTGTCAGTTAGCGTAAATTTGGGTGATACGCAAACTGCAGTCAGTCCTATCAATCGAATCGAATACCAGGGCCGAGGGGCAGCCCCCCTCATCAATTCTTTTAGTCCATCCAGATCCATGGGCTTTTTGGTCGGCCTGTCGTGCTCGCCTGGGTTGGGCGGCAGTGTTGCCTCTTTCACGTCTTCGGCCCCCTCTTCTTAATCCTCAGCTCGAGTATCGCGCCCTTCTCCAGGCGCAGCGTCCTTCGGACGGCCAGCGGGATCGTCACCCTCCCCTGATCATCCATCTCCACAGTAGCGGGAAATTCTTCCTCTTCCTTCATTACATCCCCCTTGTATCCCCTCTCTATTTATATCTAATCCTGGAAGAGGGGGATAAGCTTAAGTAGCCAGCGGGCATAATGAGGATTGGTGAGTCGAAATGAACAAGATCAAGCTATTTTACTTAGGAGTCCGTCTCCCCCAACAGCCCGAAGAGGCCCGCATGGCCGCCCTCCAGTTCTCCGACGAGCGTTGGGGCCTGGCTAAATGCGATTGGCACAGATACCCCGCAGTGGATGCGAAGCGCTACCCGACCATGGACGAACTCGTAAAGGCTTGCTACCCCAACGCGCTACAGCATCGCCGCCTCGTGGAGGAGATGGACGGCATGACGGTAGGCGACGGCCTGAAGCTAAGTCACCTCCTCAGGCGCGCCCTTGCAGCCGCCGAGCTGCCTGTCGATAAGGTGCGCTCGACCGACATGCCGCTCTATACGCGCGACTTCGATATCGTGCTGGATGCCAAGAGGCTGACGATTGGCAAGGATGCTGCTATCGAGAAGGCGAAGGGCATAGCGAAAAAGATGCTGCCGGGGCACGCGAGCTTCTCAGTTTATGCTTATTGAGGTGCTATGCCCCTCAAATGTTATTTTATCCCCGACCCATCCGAAGACGATGGATCCGGCATTGCTGTAATTGCCAGCATCTCGAACGAGGCTAAGAAGATCGGCTACAAAGAATATGGGGCCGATTGGATCGATATTAAGCCGAAATGGCAGCGAGACGTGAATACAGAAGGCCTCAAGCCAGGCATCTTAGGCGAAGAGGAGGGGTCGAGGCGGCGTGCCTATTCCTGGATCGAGGGCACATGCCCTAAATGTGGAAATGTAGATCGCCTAGAGTTCACAGATGGTCTAATCGCCTGCGCCGACTGCCGCGACGCGCGGGAATGTCGAGAAGAGGGGGCCTGAGTATGCCCCTCAAACCCCCTCCGCCCCAAATCCCGGAGTGCTTGGCCTATTCAATCTGCCACAAGTCGAAAAAGGATAACTGCGGCAAGTGCGCCGATGGCAGCGAGGAGGGGTGGCGGGAGACGGTGAGGGTGAAGATGCGGGAGGGTAAGAGTTGAACTTTCCCAACCGGGTTAAGAAACGGCTCGGCCGCGCCCCTCCGAAGAAGCTTTTGGAGATCCAAATAGAGACGAAATGGAGTCTTGAGATCATCCGGGATGGCGCTAAAGGCGTGATTGAATCGTCCGATATCAAAACAGACGATTTCGAGACGGCTGATATAATCCTTCATAGTAAACAGGATGATACCAAAGTCTATTTCATCCTCCGAAACTGCGCCGTCGAACAAGGCCTCTTCGACCTTCGATTCTCCACAAAAGAGAGGCCCATCTACAATGAGGAGGTAGAGCCGTGATCGGGGTCGTTCCACGTCCGGGGCGTATTGCATGAATGTTCGACGTCTCGCGTCAGGCGGTGGTGTGATTTTTTACGTAACTTCTGCGGCGAACCCGGCCGTAGAGTACCGCGTCGTCTACAACCCCATCACGCGGCGCTGGCACTGCTCCTGTCTTCATTGGGTTAATCGCTGCTCCTTATCAGGCGAGTCCTGCAAGCACATTCTAGCAGCCCAGGAGCAGCACCCCGCCGCCTTTGTCATCGACCAGCCCGAAGAGAAGACGCAGGGCCGCACGATGCTCGATGCCCTGGAGGGCCGGGGGCCGAGGGAGATCGACGGCAACGCGGCTGAGAGGATGCTGCGAAACTCCGAGGCCCGGCTGCGGGTGGCCGAGGCGGCCAGGGTGGCGCGCCGGCACCAGCTGAAGAAGAGACTCGATGCGGGGTACAAGAAGCTGCGGAGGAGCAGGCCGTGCAAGCTGGAAGGGAGCATAAGGCCGGGCGGGAAGATGAACTTTAGCGAGGAGCTATGATCTACCAAGGCGACTGTCTGGAGGTCCTCAAGACACTGCCGGGTGAGTCGGTGGACTGCTGCGTGACCTCGCCCCCTTATTTCAACCTCCGAGACTATCAAGTCGAAGGACAAATAGGCCTCGAAGATAGCCCCGAAGAGTACGTCGAGAAGCTTGTGACCGTCTTTGGAGAGGTGCGAAGAGTCCTGAAGGATCGCGGGACTTGCTGGATTGTGATAGGCGATTCTTACGCCGCTAAAAGGGGTTATCAGGTTCCAGATAGTAAGTACAAAGACGTTGGAAACAGTCGAGGCATGAAGGCCAGTGATTACGGCCTGAAGCCCAAAGACCTGATCGGCATCCCCTGGATGGTGGCTTTTGCTCTGAGGGCGGATGGATGGTATCTCCGAGGAGATTATATTTGGGCAAAACCGGCACCGATGCCAGAAAGCGTAACTGATCGGTGCGTAAAATCCCATGAATATATATTTCACTTCTCAAAGAAGGCTAAATATTATTTCGACCATATAGCCATCGAAGAGGATTCGGTAAGCGACCATAAATCAGGAAATGGGTTCAAACGCTCAGCTCGAGTATCCTATCAGAACCAAGACGGCTCAGCTCGAGGGAATGAGGATCAATGGGGTGAAGTTGGTGGCAAGCGTAATAAGCGGTCGGTGTGGGCGATCAATACTAAACCATTCAAAGAGGCACACTTCGCAACATTCCCACCAGAAATCCCGGCGATCTGCATTAAGGCCGGGACCTCCGAGAAGGGCGTATGCCCTGCGTGCGGGGCGCCGTGGGTTAGGCAGCTCGAAAAGAGCCACGTTAAACCCGTAGATTACGCGGGCAAGTCCTCCACGCAAGATAAGCAATTCTCAAGCCGTCGTATCTCCGCAAATACGCGGGCCCGGAGGCTTGCAGGCGGCGAGCACGATAACCCCTTTCCGGCCGCCAAAACAATCGGCTGGCGTCCCTCCTGCTCCTGTATCCTAGATTGTGCTTGGGGCGGCCCGATTCCGGCCACTGTCCTCGATCCCTTCTTCGGAGCTGGAACCACGGGCGTCGTTTCGAGGAAGCTCCTGAGGAACTACATCGGTATCGAGCTGAACGGAGATTACATCAAGATCGCCAAGACGCGGCTAGCTAAGATCCCCGCCCCCCTGACAATGTTCGCGGGCGGTGATTGAATGGGCGCCCGTCTCCACCGCTGCAAAGAAACCCGCGACCTGGACTACAAGATCCGGGACAAGATCCCCGAAGGCGAGTTCCGCACGCGGGACTTCGCAGCCTACGGCCCCGCTCACCGCCTGGGCGGCATGTTCCGCTCCTGGTGCCTGCGAGGGTGGCTCGTCAAGGTGCGAATAGAGCGCGAAGGTAAGGCAAGCGTCAACGTCTGGCAGAAGACAAAGAGCTTCGGAAGGAGGGTTTGAATGGTCCACAGATCTCACAATTCCAAAGAGGGCCGGGACATCGACTACCGGCTACGAAAAGAGCTACAGGACGGGGAGTTCAGAGCCAAAGACCTGCTAGAGTACGGCTCCGCCAGGGCGATTAGCGGCGTGCTGCGCTCCTGGAAGAACAAAGGCTGGATTCGGAAGGTCCGAAAGGGGCGGGACGAGGGCGGCTCCCGGTTCCACGTCTGGCAGAAGACCGAGCTGTTCGGGAGGAATGTAGCTTGAAATCCAGATCATGCAAGAACAAAGGATATCGCCTGCAGGTCGAAACGCGAGATAAGATCCTCGCCGCCCTGGGCGTATCCGAGGCCGACGTCCTGAGCCGGTCGATGGGCTCAGCTGGGGCGGATATATGCCTCTCCCAGGCGGCCAGAGATAAGCTCCCTATCGCGTTCGAGTGCAAATACACGGAACGGCTGGAGGTATGGGATGCTCTCAAGCAGGCCGAGGCCAACGCGAAAAAGGAGGGGCTCGCGCCCTGCGTAGTCTTCCGCCGCAATCGGTCGGAGACCTACGCGATCCTGCGCTTCGACGACCTGCTGCACCTTCTGGTATCTGCAAAGCAGAAGGCAGAGGGCGGAGAGCAGAAGGCGGAATCTGGAGAGCAGAGAGCAGAAAGGTTAAATAATAGTAAGGATAACTAGATTATCGGTGAGCTGAGACGGCTGGAAGTTCTCTGAAGACCCCCTTCAGGAATTTGCTACTCCCTTAATTCTAGCCAATCTCTCACTTTTCATGTGGAGCGAAAGGGGCCGAAGAACAGGAACGGACTTAACTGACTTGGGGCCCTTGTTCCAACAGCATGATAAGAGGGGCGCGGCGTGCCCGCGTCAACTGAATTGACTGCGATCTAGCTCCTTCCTAATTAACATCTAGCCATTGGTCGGGGAACGTCAGACACTCCCCGACACCCTCCTTTTGCACCTCGACCGCCCACAGACCGATAACTTTATATTCGACCACCACCACTACTACTTCTATGGCAAGCACAGACGGACAGAAACTTAAATGTCCTCTTTGCGGCAATGAGTGGAAATACAAAGGCTGCAAAGTTCTTGCTACCTGCTCAAGTTGTGGACATAAGATAAAAGTTAAAGAGAATAAAATAGATTAGAGGGAATGTATATGAGAATCGCAACAATCAGCACAATGCTGGCGCTGGCTTTCGTCATCGCCACGGGCGCGGCCGTCTCCGCAGGCGACTTTGGAAGCGTTGACGCTTTCGCCGACTCCGGGGAGGCTTACCTCAGCCAGGCCAAGGACGGGCTTGTTATTCAGGTCAACGGCGACGAGGCCATAATCACCAACGTCGGCGGGGATAAGCGCGACGTCGGAGGCCTGCGGATCACAGCGGGCGGTGTCGGAATGGCTGACCTGGTGGGGATCACACCCTACACCTGCATACTCTACAGCGGGCAGAGCTGCACCGTGAAGCTCGATAAGCCTGTGGCGACCGGGGAGAGCGTGAAGCTGACGAACGGCATGGGCATCTATACGCAGGGAACGGCCCGCTAAACACCTTTTTGGGGTGCGATATGGATTTCAAAGAGTTGCGGATGCGGCGCAAGATTATCTACGTGTCCGAGAAATTAACTCGCAGGAGCGGAGAGGACGGAGCGAGAAGTCCCCGGACTTCAGGCCGTGGGATGAAAGCGGAGTCCTCCCTTTTTCTTACATGATCACCGATAACTATTTAAGGCAATAATGGGATACACTTATTTTGGTAAAACCTATGAAGTATAAGCTCGATAGATCTGCTCATTCCGTGTATTCTCTCCATTATCATTTGGTGGTAGTGGTGAAATACCGGAGGAAAGCACTCTATGATGAGGTGATTAGGGAGCGCCTGAAGCAGATCATATGGAGTTTGACGGATGATCTTGGAATAGAAATACTTGCACAAGAGCCTGCTGAAGATCATCTTCATGTGTTGTTCAAGGCCACGCCTAAAACCAATCTGGTCAACATTGTGAACGTCATCAAAGGCGTAACTGCTAGAAGGCTTAGACAGGAATTTCCACAGACCAAAGCGTTTCTTTGGGGAGATTCTTTCTGGTCCGACTCCTATTTCATAGCCTCAACAGGGCAGGTTAGCATTGATATCCTGATGCAGTATGTAGAATCTCAGATGGAGAAGTAATGACTATCAGCTACAAGTATCCGATATTCCCAGATAAAGCGACTCAGCAAAAGTTAGCTGAAGCTCTGGATGCTTGTAGATGGCTTCATAACCGACTTCTTCAAGAGCTGAACGAAGCTAGGGAGAAAGGTATCAAACTCAAAACCTATGACACCCAGAACATGATACCCTCTCTGAAGCTTGAGAATCCCAAACTGAATCTGGTCTATTCCAAAGTTCTTCAGATGGTCAACTACACTCTCTGGTCTAACATCAAAGGTCTCTCGGCTTCTAAGAAGAATGGCCGAAAGGTAGGTCATGTCAGATTCAAAGGTTATGGCTGGTATAAGACCATGAACTACAACCAGTCTGGATTCAAACTGGATCAAGATCACGGCAGATTGCATCTATCCAAGATAGGCGACATCAGGATCAAAATGCATCGCAAGATCCAAGGATGCATCAAAGCAATCCTAATCAAGAGAGAAGGCAGGCAATGGTTTGCTATTGTTCAAGCCGATCAAGATCCAGAGCCATTGCCAGAAACTGGTAATTCAATCGGGTTAGATGTCGGCCTGAAGTCCTTTGTTGTAGATACTGGTGGCAATTCTGTAGAGAATCCGAGATTTGCTGAGAAATCTGCTGATAAGTTAGCTAAGGCTCAGAAACGATTGGCCAGAGCCGAACAGGGATCTAACAACCGCCGAAAGATCAAAGAGCAGATAGAGACGATCCATAAGAGGATCAACAACCAGAGAGATGATTTCCTCCATAAACTTTCAAGGCTCTATGTCAATAACTACGATAATATCTGCATAGAAGATCTAGATGTCAAAGGTCTGAAAGAAAAAGGCCACAACAAAGGAAAGCATCGTAGTATCCATGATGCGTCCTGGGCCAAATTTGCGTTCATGCTTTCGTACAAGGCTGAAAGTGCTGGTCGAAGGCTGATCAAGGTCGATCCAAGGAACACAACTCAGAGGTGTTCCAATTGTGGAAGTATTGTTCCAAAAGATGAATCTGTCAGAGTTCATGAGTGTCCTTACTGTGGGTTCTCATGTGACCGTGACTATAACGCTTCCATAAATATACTCATCGCAGGGATGGAACAGCCCGTAGCGCCCATAGAGTCAAAACCTCTACATCGCATATCTGTGATGCAAGTTTTGGCGATGAAGTGGGAAGCCCTACCCTTTAGGGTAGGGTAGTTCACTTGTGGACGTGTTGCGTGGTCTGGGAGACGTCGAGACGATCTCCTTGCCGATGGTAAAACCTCCCGAAGAGGGCAGCATCGTCGTTAGGGTGTGGCCGGATTACACGCGCCACGCTTTTGCTGTCGAGATGGTTAATGAGAACTGGCCGGTAGTGCTCGATGGCTGTAGATGTCCTGAAGGGGATGCTGAAGTTGTAAGGCGGTTCTTCTATGTCGATGCAGAGAACCCCTCGGTGCTGAAGACAGTCGAAAGATAGCCAAAGCTAGGAGTGGTAGAGAAATGACGAAAAAGAGAACTAAGAAACACCTCACCGAGCGGCTGCCCGCCCTTCTCGGCGCTTCGATGGGGCCGGGAAAGACTGTCACGCAGCTCACGTGCCCGCACCTGCATTGCAGCGCCTTGCCGAACGAATATCCTTATGCGGTGTGCCAGGACTGCGGGGCGAAAGCGAGGCTGCAGATAAAGAAAACATCTATTCCATGAGAAGCTGCCCAGGGCAAAAGACACGCCCTGGGCCGAAAGCAATCGAAAAGAGTTAAGTCGGCGGCGGGTTAATCAGCACGTCGCCGGGGTCAAGCCTACTATCGCTCTCGACCGTTATTTTATCCCCCAGCGCCGCTATCGTCGTCGCCCCATCGGTCGCCGATAGCGCTGTGATCTCGTCTATCCCGTAGAACCTGTCGCCCCATTCTCCATCTCCAAGATATTGAATGCGGGCCGCGTCGTACAGGTCCGAGAACTGCAGCTCCTCGCCTATCATGAAGTCGTCCAGGAAGGCCTCTATCGAAGCCTGTATGAGGTCGTCCAGGTCACTCTCGGGCGTCGCCGTGGCAACGTAGGTCATCACCACATCGATAGTAACCTTCTCCGGGAGCAGGAACAACAGCGGCGGCGCGCCGTACCCTATCAGCACATCGTACTCGAACGCCCCTGCGTAGGTATCCACCGGCACAGAAGCAACATCAGTATCCCCTTCAGCCAGCGCAACCTCGACATACTGCCCCTCGACCGTCCCGGCTGGAACGGAAGCCGTGGCCTCGTGGGTCGCCCCTTCCGGCGTCACGTAGTCGAACGTGAACTCGTCGAGCGCCGTCACGCTCACCCTGGCCCTGAGCCAGATCTGGCCGCCTGCAGCATCCCCCAGGTCGCCGGTGTTGGCGTCTGCCTCCAGATGGGCCGCCAGCATCCCCCGGCCGCATACGCCTGCCGAGATGCACTCCTCGATGGCATCCCCGACCAGGCCTATGTTGGTCTCGGTGGGCGTGGTATCGACGATGATCTCTGCGTCTCCCCGGCCCTTGTTGTAGACTTTTGCCTCCCTCACAATCTTGGAGCCGCTGGACTCGACCGCCTCCAGCCACTCTTTCATAGTCGGGACTGTCGCCCGGCCGTACTCTGTCGCTGTCGCTATGTACCTCTGCCGCAGGTCGTCGTCGCTCTCCTCGTCTGCCCCGCCTGTGAACGTGAGCGGGTTTGTGACGTAATCCACGCCGGAGAGGCCGCCAGAGACGGCGACTATTGCGGCTGCCCGGACGTTCCCCCTGGCCCCTGCCTCGGAGGCTTCGACGTATGCGGATATCGAAGTCTGGCCGGCGAGCAGCGTAACCGCTGCGATGGTGACGAAGTAGACTGGTCCCTCGCCGTCCGTGTCCTGGGCACTTACTTCTGTGCCTGCGGGAATCGGGATGTCGGCGCTGGCAGCCGTCGTGCGGATAAAGTTGATCTGGCCTGTGGCCTTGGTTCCCGTGAGCCTCGTTAGGCCCCGGTCCTTCGCCAGGTCGTCGAGGTCTGCCCCTGTGGCGGTGAGGACGTTCTGGGCCTCGGCAGCGTTCTCGATCTTTACCTCTAGTCCCTGGACGACTTTAGCGAACGGGATTGTAGTCTTGCGGAGCATCGAATGCAGAGACCAATCGCAGAGGCTCGGATTCTCCGCTATTGTATCGGCTTCTATAGTAGCAAGAATTTGTTCAACTGTGCGAACGGCCATAACTAGCCCCTCCCGCCTGTTATGAATTCAAGTGCCTTAAGCGTCTTCCTGGTCTGCCTCCACAGCTCGAGCAACCCTTCGGAGTCCGTGAAGAATGCGACCTCTTCAGAATTGAACATCGCAGAAACAGCTATGCCGTGGGTGTTCGTCAGCTCGTCGAAGGCATTGACGCACCGCACGTTGGTTATCGTGTACTCCGGGAAGTTGTATTCCATGTTGGCTTTGAGTTCGAGCTCCAGCTTATTCAGGTTGGTATTGATCGCCTTCCCGAAATGGTATTTGTGCAGGATGCAGCCGCAAAGGGGGTCGATATCCTCGCCGAGGGGCGTGGACGCCCAGATGACGATATGCTGCTTTAAAAGGTTCCACTCGCCGCAAATCACGGCGAGGTCGCCGGTTGGGGTGAGAACTTTATCCATATTACCGTGACAACGGAAGGAACCGTGATTATCCATCCTAAGGTTGCATGCGAGGTCACAGACTGGCGTTTTCTATCCCTCCTCAGTGGCTTGATACAGTCATGTTCTCAACATCACATGATATCGTTGAGCCGCCCGATCCTGTGTTGAGCGACGAGAGGCCGTAAAGATATCTGTAAGCGGCCGGGATATTAGCATCTGATATCGATAGCGTGTCTAGAAGCTCCGTCATGTTCTGGTCGGTGTAGATTTCCAGGGAGGCGACGTTCTCTCCATCGGGCTTTCGCAGGATGCAATAATACTGAGTGCCTATGGAGATATCCGCCGTGTCGTAGGTTACGACCGACGAGCCATTCCACAGGAGGAGCCCCGCCACCGAGCCGCCGAGGTTTGCGGCTTCGCATACGAGCTTGTAGCCGGTTGCCCCAAAGATATCCGCAGCGTTCGCGTTGGTCAGGCTGCAGCATCCACAGGCCCCGCCGCTGATGGCGTTCACCTTGAAGCCGAACAGTATCCGCACGTCCTGGAAGTAGTCGGCCCCGAAGTCTTTGCAGACGTAGGCAGACTCGGCGCACGTCAAATCGGAACATGCTGCCTTAGAGGCCGTGACCGTAACGCGACTGTTCGGGTCGGCCTCCGAGTATGTGGTGAAGTCCTGGGCGCCTAAGCAGCTGCAAGGCCCGTGCGAGCACGCGCCGTCTATGCTGAGGCCGCCTGTGATACGCACGTTGCCGTCCAGGGTGATGACCCCCGCAGAAACGATATGCACCTCGGCCGGGCCGTGGATGTAGACCTTCTGCCCGGCCTTGGCCACCACCTCGATATCGCCGTCTTCCTTGATATCGATATAGTTGCCCTTGTCCTCGTTCGATAGCCAGATCCGCCCCTTCTTCGGGTCGTTGACGCCGAAGAGTTCGATATGGGCCGCCGCACTCGGCGCGCTCCGCAGCGAGAGATTCGCCCCTACGCCTGTATCCTCTGCCCTGAAGTGGATATGAGAGCGGCCAACGTGGGCTTTCTGTGCCTCCAGCCAGATTCGGCCCTCTGTGCCGTTGCCACATTTGGAATCCACGCAGAAGAGGGAGCCGCAGGACCAATGGAGCTTGAATCGCCGGGCGATGTCATCCGACCCCTCGTAGTCTGAAGAGAGGATTTTGAGCCAGGTGTTCATAGCTGGCACAGAGCCCGAAAGAGGCTCGCTCTCGCACTCAATGTAATCCGGCCCGTCACCTGAGCCGTCGCCGTTCAGCTCACAGAGCTTGCAGTCGGGAACGGCCTTGCCCTTCTTGCACTCGAAGACCGCCATGCAGTCGCGGGTTTTGTCGAAGTAGGAGAAGCAGACCGGGCGGAGCTTGCCCGCCAATGTTACCTTGCTGTGGTCGAAGGTGGTCTCCCACGGTTTCCCGTGCTCATCGTCTATAGATCTTCGGGGGATGCGGAGCCACTGGTCGAGCCTGAACCGCCAATCGAAATAGTTATCGTAGTCGCCGTTATCCCAATCCTCGTGCGCTCCATCTGGCGGGATGCCCTGGTGAGCAGAGCTGCGGCACACGGGCTTCTGGCCGTTCGGGGGCATAGTGCCGACGATGACGGGCCGGTCGTTCATGTAGAAGCCGATCAGGACTGAATCACCCACTCGCGGAGTCCAGGGAGTGCCCGAGCGGTTGCCGATGTGCCTCTGTAGGACGGGGACCCTCAGGCGGTGGGCGGGGCCGTTCGGCGGGACGCTGGAGGGGTTAGACGGCACTGCATCCTGTATTATGACGTCGCAGTGCTGCCAGTTCCAATCCTCCGGGTCGTTGTGGGTCCAGACCCGGACGACCTGCCCGACCTCGAAGTTCTTGCGGAGCTGGTCCATACGCAGGGACTCGTCCCGGCCCACGTTCTTCATTTCTGTGACCATATAAATCCCTTTGTATAATATTATCTCCTACTTCCCCACTCCGGTATCACGAGCAGCCTGTACCACCCGGAAGGTATCACCTCATCCGACTTTGCCGCCCTGATGGCAGCCAGCGGGTTGCTCATCGATACGTACAGCTCCGGGTTGATTAGCAGGATCAGCCAGCCATCCGTCAACCCCCTCTTTAGATGAGCTATGTCGTAGCTGGCGTTCTTGGCGTAGATATCGACCGCCAGGCGCTTCGAGCAGACCACATAAAGGCTCCTTGCCCCAAAATCCCCCATGAGGATCGCCGGGTCGTCTGCTCCATAAGAGAATGTGGTCTGTCGGCCGTGCGTCGTGGTGCTCTCAATTAGCGGTAACATCTCAGAGCCCCAGGTCGCGGTCTGCGTAGATCTGCGCCGAGTTCGCCTCATTAAGAACGAATGGCGCTACCTCTATGTAGGACACCCACCCGGCTTTTGAAGAGTAATTCGTCTTACAGCGAGTGACAAACCCCGACATCTCCGGGCCGAGAGCCCATACGTATCTCTGGACCTCTCCGGGACTGTTCAGCATCAGCCGAGGGTACTTGTAAGAGACCTTGGACTTGAGCTTTGGAGATCGGCCAACGACGGCCGGCATGGAGCGGTTCCAGAAGGTTACATACCTTGCCAGCAGCCGCAAGGCCCTATTGCGGCACTCCAATTCAGTGCAGCAGTCGGGATAATAGAACGTCGGGGCATCTATCCGCCCGTAGTTTTCGAGCATACTGGCGGCCACCTCCGCGCCCCCCTCGCCGTTCTCGTTGTTCAGGATCATGGCCAGGTCGGCGTCGGTCGTCTCGTAGAACATCGCCCTGTCGGGAAGGTTGGAGGCGTGAGGATGCGTCGGGTCGGCCGGGCTGGCCCCGCGCACTGTGACCCTGTTGCACAGCCCTACGGCCGACTCGCTCTGGGCAGGGTACTTCATCCGGCCGGTATAGGGTGGATTAATACCGCGCACGCCGGGAGGGACGTATTGGAGCTGGTTGTTCTCGTCCATGAAAACCTCCTGGCCGTCGTTCTCTGCCAGGTAGTCCAGCACGCCTTTGCCGCTCTGGTCCCTCAAAAACCCCCACTCGCGTTTTTCCATACCCGCAGGTACTTTTATCTCGCCCTCTTCTAGCCCGTACTGCTCGCATATCCGGTCTATAATGGGCCTGGTGGGCTTCCCCTTGTGGTCGAAGATATCTTGCTTTAGGTAGGCGTTCGCCTTCAGGTCGGACGTCCCGGCCGAGATCTTGCAGGTGGTGTAGCCGTAGTCTGCCTTCTGGGCGAGGCCCGTAAAAACCAATGCACTGTGAACCGATGGGCCTGGGTACTCTATGGAGATGAGTATTACCATGATGAGGGAGAGGGGCGACACCTCCGGGTCCGTCTGGAAGTTCTTTTTGTTCTCGAATGGGGCTGATGTCTCCCCGACCACATTAACTGCCCCGTCGAACCTCCCTCCGACGTTGGATAAGGTGATGTCGGCCTGCTGTACATACGAGGTATTGGACGACGGGATGAGTACATCGATATCAGCGCCCATCACGAACGGGCTAACGTCGATATTGTCGATCAAAACGTAGTGAGCGATTGGCATTTGACCTCAGTTAATTATTTATATCATAACTGCGATTCATATATGTATGGCATTAAAGCGTTACACATGTTTGCGGTGTGGTAAAGAGTGGATACCGCGAAAGGATGGAAAGCCCCGAACCTGCCCCAACCCGAAATGCAGGTCGGTCTATTGGGATGTGCCCCGGAGAGAGAAAGAATGAGGAAAGGCAGCCACCTATCAGAGGAACATAAAGCGAAATTATCTAAAGCTAATATGGGAAAGCACCCATCACCCGAAACCCGCGCAAAGATGTCGAAGTCGCGCAGTGGGGAGAGGCATTACTTGTATGGAAAGCATCTATCGCCTGAAGTAAAAGCCAAGATATCTAAGACAGAACGAGGGAAGATCATTCCTGAAGATGTGCGCCTCAAGATGTCCGAGTCCCACAAAGGCGCTAGAAACTGTAATTTTGGGAGAGAGTTTAGCGAGGAGCATCGCGCCAAAATATCACAAGCAAGAAGAGGCCGACGCGCCCCTCCAGAGACCCGCGCAAAGATGGCTGCCTCGCAAAGCGGTCGTCGGCACTCCCCGGAGACGCGTGCCAAAATGTCTGCTTGGCAAATAGGGAGGAAATTGCCCCCCGAAACGGTCGCTAAGGTCGTAGCTACAAACGTTCGCCTCGGAACCCGCGCGGGTGAGAGGAATGGCAGGTGGAGAGGGGGCGTATCATTCGGCCCATATTGCCCAAAGTTCAACTTTGAATTTAAAGAACGTGTGCGGGAGTTCTTTGGTCGCAAATGCTTGATTTGTGATAAAACGGAGGCAGACAATGGCAGAAAGCTCGACGTGCATCACGTTGCTTATGACAAAATGATTTGTTGCAATGATAAAAAACCTTTGTTTGCTGCCCTTTGCACATCACACAATTCAATCGCCAACAATGGCCGAGATGGTTGGGAGCATATGTTTACATACATCATCGAGGAGGTATATAAAGGCAAATCGTTCTACTCGAAAGAGGAGATGTCTGCATTAAAATGTAACAAAAATTAATATATATCCTATACTATATTATTGTCGTTGCACTCAACAAGAGTAACGTCCCACTCGATTGCAAACGTCTGCATACCCGTCCTCGGCACTCTGCGGAGCTTGCTTTCGATATACATCAGGAGCGGAGAGGATCTCAGGAGGTGGCACTGGACCTCATGCGGCGCGTAGTTGTCGAGGGCGTCCATGGTCTCTTTGTCGTCTTTGGTGAACGTCGTAACAACGAAATGCAAGACCTTCAGGGCGACGGGTTCCGTGGCTTGGGTGATGGTCATATAGCCAGGAACGGGCTGCCTTACGACCTCGAAGCGTTCCGTGATTTCAAGGACATTGGGCATCGGCAAGCAATCCTCCTCCCAAGTGCCCTCCTCGGCGCTACTCGACCTATTGAACTCAATGCCGTCAATAGCAAATGGAATAATATCATCTTGATATTCGACCATAACACCGTCCAAGAAAAAAATAAACTTGCCTCTTGTAATTCAGATCGCGCTTAAGATATCATCCAACTTTTGACTCAGCTTTTGAGGATCTTCTATAAGCTCGTACCCCAATCTATAGATCCGCCAACCCTCATTCTTTAAGATCTTGTCTCGAAACCGATCACGCCTCTTATTGCTACTGCCATCATGGCATGGGCCATCGGCTTCGATAACAATCCCGCCTTCAATCACAATATCCAAGACGAACCCCGAAGGAGTTGGGTGTTGAGCTAAAAACTCAACATCTCGCGCCTTCAAGGCATCCATCACCACTTTCTCAAGCGATGTTGGTTTGTAATCCATACACTACCACGCAACACTTCACATAGCACGGCATCACAGTGCAACTCATCACAAGACAAGGCCGAACAGGGCCATACAGGGCGCGACAGCGCATCGCCTCGTTTAAACCGCTCCTACTAAGGAGCAGGCTTTACCTCATCGACCTTTGTAACGGCAAATCTCCCATAGGGGCCACCGCGTTCAGGCCGGAAATCTCCAAGTCCTATCCTAGTGCCTGCATAGCTTAAGATTTCTTCGACTATCGAACCCCCATGATTGACATCCAAAAATACTGGATCTATCACTTTAATTTGGAATTCGCATGCCCACGCATCGAACCTCGGGCGGGCCTTCAGAACTCGTGCCCTATTGATTACAACAGGCCGAAGGTCCACAACCCAATTGCCTATCAGCAATGGCTCCTCGGGCACCGTCTCTAGGCCACTCATGACGAGGTCTTTAAAGGTCTTCTTGCCTTTACCGCCCACTCTGAAATTTGTAGCAGCTCGGCGCATCGATGCTAGGAGGTTCATACCAGGCATCACGACTTCGCCCTCGGCGTTCAAATATAGGCCCATCTGAGCTTCTTCTTCCGGGGTCCACTTAGGGGCGTTCTTGCCACGCTTTTGGCTTTCTATCATCTCCCTTGTACTATGCATCAACAGGGGCTTTATACCTTCGATTTTAACTCGCAGGAGCGGAGAGGACGGAGCGAGAAGTCCCCGGACTTCAGGCCGTGGGATGAAAGCGGAGTCCTCCCTTTTTCTTACATGATCACCGATAACTATTTAAGGCAATAATGGGATACACTTATTTTGGTAAAACCTATGAAGTATAAGCTCGATAGATCTGCTCATTCCGTGTATTCTCTCCATTATCATTTGGTGGTAGTGGTGAAATACCGGAGGAAAGCACTCTATGATGAGGTGATTAGGGAGCGCCTGAAGCAGATCATATGGAGTTTGACGGATGATCTTGGAATAGAAATACTTGCACAAGAGCCTGCTGAAGATCATCTTCATGTGTTGTTCAAGGCCACGCCTAAAACCAATCTGGTCAACATTGTGAACGTCATCAAAGGCGTAACTGCTAGAAGGCTTAGACAGGAATTTCCACAGACCAAAGCGTTTCTTTGGGGAGATTCTTTCTGGTCCGACTCCTATTTCATAGCCTCAACAGGGCAGGTTAGCATTGATATCCTGATGCAGTATGTAGAATCTCAGATGGAGAAGTAATGACTATCAGCTACAAGTATCCGATATTCCCAGATAAAGCGACTCAGCAAAAGTTAGCTGAAGCTCTGGATGCTTGTAGATGGCTTCATAACCGACTTCTTCAAGAGCTGAACGAAGCTAGGGAGAAAGGTATCAAACTCAAAACCTATGACACCCAGAACATGATACCCTCTCTGAAGCTTGAGAATCCCAAACTGAATCTGGTCTATTCCAAAGTTCTTCAGATGGTCAACTACACTCTCTGGTCTAACATCAAAGGTCTCTCGGCTTCTAAGAAGAATGGCCGAAAGGTAGGTCATGTCAGATTCAAAGGTTATGGCTGGTATAAGACCATGAACTACAACCAGTCTGGATTCAAACTGGATCAAGATCACGGCAGATTGCATCTATCCAAGATAGGCGACATCAGGATCAAAATGCATCGCAAGATCCAAGGATGCATCAAAGCAATCCTAATCAAGAGAGAAGGCAGGCAATGGTTTGCTATTGTTCAAGCCGATCAAGATCCAGAGCCATTGCCAGAAACTGGTAATTCAATCGGGTTAGATGTCGGCCTGAAGTCCTTTGTTGTAGATACTGGTGGCAATTCTGTAGAGAATCCGAGATTTGCTGAGAAATCTGCTGATAAGTTAGCTAAGGCTCAGAAACGATTGGCCAGAGCCGAACAGGGATCTAACAACCGCCGAAAGATCAAAGAGCAGATAGAGACGATCCATAAGAGGATCAACAACCAGAGAGATGATTTCCTCCATAAACTTTCAAGGCTCTATGTCAATAACTACGATAATATCTGCATAGAAGATCTAGATGTCAAAGGTCTGAAAGAAAAAGGCCACAACAAAGGAAAGCATCGTAGTATCCATGATGCGTCCTGGGCCAAATTTGCGTTCATGCTTTCGTACAAGGCTGAAAGTGCTGGTCGAAGGCTGATCAAGGTCGATCCAAGGAACACAACTCAGAGGTGTTCCAATTGTGGAAGTATTGTTCCAAAAGATGAATCTGTCAGAGTTCATGAGTGTCCTTACTGTGGGTTCTCATGTGACCGTGACTATAACGCTTCCATAAATATACTCATCGCAGGGATGGAACAGCCCGTAGCGCCCATAGAGTCAAAACCTCTACATCGCATATCTGTGATGCAAGTTTTGGCGATGAAGTGGGAAGCCCTACCCTTTAGGGTAGGGTAGTTCACCCTCGAAGGTTTTCATCAACGGTTCGGGCTTAAACTCCATCAGTTCTCACCGATTAGCATACGTGCATAATAGTATAAGTATCTATTGGTGCATAGATGCTAATACATAACAAACTATATAAACTCATGTGCCGTAATGCTTATTATGGCGCGAACGACCTTAACTTTATCCGATCCGATCATGCGCACTCTAAGAACCCACGCAGCCCGGACGAAGAACAGCTCCAAAGCCCAAAGCGAAGTTGTTGAGGAGGCTCTAAAGGAGTATTTCGAGAGATACCACATTCAGATAGAAGCTTCGTAACCAGAGTTGTGTAACCTCTCAAGCGATATAGGCTCTGTTGGCCCTACCCACGGCGGCCTCGACCTTGCTCTTGAACTCAAAGCTACTCAGCTCCTTCTCAAGACCCTCCCGGATCTGTCTGGCTATGCTGTAGCCGTCTGCCCCTCCGGTCGGTGCTACGTGAATATCGCCGATCTGGACAGTAATATTGCCTCCGCCAGACCCGCCCGCTGCTATGTCTTTGAGGCTGTTTATCAGAACAGAGGACCTCGCCACTTCAGCCGGAACGATGGGCTCGCCCTCGTCAACCCAGGCGAGGCCGGAGCGCTGGACCTCTCCACCGACTGCATTTTTATTCCTGAAAATGTAGTCGTAGGCCATCCGGCCGTACAGCTGCAGGCCGCCCTCCACATCAGCCGACCCCTTGATTTGGTCGGATGGCTTGGTGCGGATATCCAGGCCGCCCGGCCCCTTGATATCGTTGGTGTATGCAGGATTGTAGAATGGGTTTCCAGAGGCCGCGCCCAACGGCGAAACGTCTTTATCTCCGGCGTTGGGGTTTGCCAGCTTGTTTCGCAGGGCATCAACCATGTCGTTATACTTCTTTTCGTTAGCTCCTTCTGGCCTCATGGGCTTGCCCGTTTGGGCTTCCTCGATGGCTGCTAAAATGGTGGCGTTGCCGAAGTCGTACTTATCTCGGCCTTTGCTATCGTCGAGGCTCTTGACCCAATCGACCAGCTTCCATTTTGCGTCCTCTGTGAGCGGCTTCTGCCCGCCGCCAGTGAACTTATCGACGATCTGCTTGAGGTACTCGTATATTTTCACCAGCGGGGCGAGCTTATCGACGATTGCCCCATGGATATCTCTGAGCCAGTTAGTGAACCCGTCCCAGAGGTCTTTCATCTTCTGCAGCACGTACAGAATCATATCCTGTACGCGCTTGGAGGGTAAAAGAGCCTCGGCGAAGCCTGCCACAAGGCCCATGGGAGAGAGCTTGATAGCCAGCCCGATGCCGCCTTTCAGAGCGCCCCCGATGTCGCCGGACTTCCACAGCTTGTAGAGGGCGTCTACCTGGTCGAACAGGCCCGCCACGTAACCGGATACTGTTTCGATGGCCTTGCCAACGCCGCTGAAGTAATCCCCCTCTCCGAGAATCCCGAATGAGGCGAGCAGGCTGTTAAGCCCGTTGATCAGGTCTTTGCCGATCTCGCTTTTGGCGAAGTGGTCCCACGCCTTGCTGAAGACCTGGAACCTGGACTCCAGCGAGGAGAGGACGACTGCCAGGGCGACAATAGCGACGATTGCGAGCCCGATGGGGTTCGCCAGCAAAGATGCTGTGAGGGCCGTGATGCCGCCCGTGACCAGGCCGAGGATCGTCGGGAGGACTGCAAAGGCTGTGCCCAGGCCCAGGACCACGGCAATCAGGGCCGGAACCTCAGGAACCAGTGCAAGGAGCTTTACAACCGCCGTCGTAAATCCCATTATGATGGTCGCCGCTGGCCTGATGGCGTTGCCTATCCCCTCGTTCAGCTTCTCGAACGACCTGGTAAGATCCCTCATGCCGACGCGGTAGCTGTCGGTGTCGGGCTCAACCTGCTCCCCGATCCTCTCCAGTGCTTTTGAGGCCAGACGGCGGCGGGCCTCGGCCTCGACTACCTCATCGGATTGATAGGCAAAACTCTTCTCGCGCTGGACCTTCAGCTTCTCGGTCTGCAGCGTCCCGGCCTTGAAGAACTCGGGCATCTTGCTCTTCACGATGCGCCCGATATCCGAGTTCTCGTCCAGGGGGTTCGAGAGTGTCTGCAGGAGGCCTTTCTCGTCGGTTATCCCGAAGCCTGCCAGCGATTGCCCGAACGTCGAGGACATGATGCGCTCGGCGTTCTTGATATTCTTCTGGATCACGGACTGATCGCGGTAGCCCGTCATTGCCATATATCCGGCGAGGTTGCCCCTGGTGAGCGAAGACGTGCCGAAGCCCTGATCGCCCTTCGAGATGAAGTTCAGGACACCCCCTGCCTGGCTTCCGAGCTGGTCCCTGATCATGGCGATGTTCAGCCGTTGGGCCTCTGCGACCTGAAGGGCAGACTTGGCGTAAGCGACCATCCCGGCCGCAGCTCCCGCTACGATGAGCTTGCCGGCGTCGAGCTTCTGGAAGAACGAGCCGACTGTATCCCCTGCCTTCTTCGACTGATCGGCCATAGCCCGGAGCTTATCGTTCATCCCTCCGAGGGCCTTATCCTGCTCCTTGATGCCTTTGGTAGCCTTGGACGTGTCGATCTCACCAGCGGCTTTCGTGGCCTTCTCGACGCTCTTTATGGCCTTTTCAGCCTCTTTGGTGGCGACGGCTACGGTCATCGTGTAGCTCTTCGCCGTGAGTGCCGTGGCCTTCGCCAAGAGTCTGTCGAGGCCCTTTTCGCCGCCCTCGTCTCTAAGCAGGGTTCGGATGATGAAGTCTCTGATATTCTCTGTCGCCACGGGATTACCTCTTCGGCCTGTGCTTTGCGTTCCTCTCTTCCCAGGTTCTTTGTACCCGGTGGGCTGCCGCTATCTCGGCGTTAAGCCCGTCCTGCTTCATCCTTTCGAGCTTGGGCAGCATCTTCGCTGCGATCTGCTCCGGCGTGCCTCCGATGCCGGGGCCGCCTCTTCTGGCCCGCTTACCCCTCTTCATGTCTATCTTGAACTGTATAAAGCGGTTCAAGAACTGGATTTGGGGCCTGGTGAGCTTCCTTATGTCGCCGTTGGCGAACTTGTAGCCTTCCAGAAGCTCAAGTACAATCAGTTGGCCGGAGTCTGACCAAAAAAATTTGCTACCACTGCGGGGGGCACATTGCTTATCGTCTGAATCCTTTTGCTGATCCTCTCGGTGAGGCCGTAGCGGAACTTCGGAACCATGACCCTCAGCCCGTCGTCTACAATGCCCCGCTTACAATACTCCTGGCTCTGAAGGAAATCCATGTAGTTCATGTCGCCGATGTCGATTGCGCCACCGGACAGGATTGCGTCGACTGCCCCCTCGGTAAGCTTCGCCTCTTCTTCTGGGGTGGGCTTATCGCCCTTGCTCATACGAGACATGAGGGCCTTATCCTGTTTCAGCTTCTCGGCGACCTGTTTCATCATCTCGGAACTGAGCTTCATGCTGCGGTTGACGTCTGTAATCTCTGCCTCTGTTAAGGGGCGGATCTGGACGGCGAACAGCTCGCCGAGGTATTCGATTTCTACGGTCTCTGTATAGGTATCTCCCGCCAGTAGGAGGGCCTTTAAATCGTCTGCGCTTCTTGCCATAATTAACCCTATTATTTAATATCTAAGTTATCATCAAAAAGTAAAATGGCTGGCAGAATTATCTATATTCTGCCGCTCCATTGATACTCTATGGCCAATCCGTCGAACTTGCTCTTGCTGACGCCGCCCTGCCCGAACGTCCACGAATCCGACTTGGCTTTGCACTTCTCCAAGCTGAGGAGAGGGCGTCTGCCCGCGTAGCCCTTCGCCGGATCGCCTAAATACGTGACATACACCGCATGGTATACGGCCTCTCCGTGGGGTCCTGCAAACAACGCCTCTCTCAAGGCATCCACTTCGTCTTTTGTGAGCCACGACCCAAATTCTACTCCGTAATTTGAATCTATGTCGCCGCCCGCCAATGCGTATGCTCTGGCGCGAGAAGCTCCATGGACTGGCTGGATGTTCTCGGTCGTGTTGATGGACAGAGAGTCCATTGGGACCATTCTCCCAGCCACCTTGAGCAAGATGTCTCGGTTCGTCACGGCCATTACCTTAATGCCCGAACCGTGCTCCATCTCCACCGGGACGGTCGTATATCCGTCCCAAGAATCCCCTGGGTCTAAATTTTGAGTAGGCCCGGTTATGAGAGTATCTTCAATATATCCCATTTATTTAGGCCCCCTGAAGCTCTGCCAGATCCGTGTAGACGCCCATCTTCATTGCTACCTCGATCCATTCGATGTGCCCCATCGGTATGAACTTCAGCAGGAAGTGTACCAGGTTGGGGTTAGTGCCGTCCGGCGTTACAACAGTCACGAAGTCATAGATCGCCTTGACCTCATCCCGCAGCTCCCGCAGGAAAGCATCAACAGAGAGCTTCATAGCCTCCCTGGTGTCTGCGTCATTCTTGCGGTTGAGGAACGGGGTCATGGTGTCCTTGCACTTGACTATGATGTAGTTGGCCGTCCTCTGGTCCACGGTTCGGGAGAACTGGTCGAGCTTGTCGGTCGTTATGCCCTTAACAGGCCCTACGCCTGCCTTGGTCTTGACCACGACGTAAATACCGCGAGTGGTCAGAGCCCGGACATAATCGTCGTTGATGGTGTCCTCTAAATCGCCGTGCAGGCCGTTAGCTCCCTTGAGCCGGTTCTCATCAGCAGCTACAGACTCGCCCAGAGGAGCCCAGGCCTCACGGGCGGCGTGCAGCACCGCGAGGTTCTTCCTGCGCTCGGACTCGTCCCACGCCGGGTAGACTATCGCAAGGTGTCGGTTGCTGCGCTTCATCCCCTCGATCACCATCTGCCCCGGAGTCTCGGAGGGTTTGGTCGGGACGAATACCAGCGTCGGCCTGAACTTGGTGTTCTCTGCTGTGGCCCACTGCGAAGCGATAACGTGCAGGTCGTAGGTGTTCGGCTGCACCTCGTAGGCCGTCAGGGCAACGCAGGTCGGCACAACGTCGAGCTTCTTGAGCTCGTTCGAGCACTCGTTGAGGGCCTTCGTCCAGTCGGAGGTAGCAATCGTCGAGCCGTCAGTGCCGCCAGTGAGGGGCGTTCGGACTGCTGCAGGCAGATGGGTCATGCCGGCCGCTATCTCGAAGGTCGCCAGAGATGAGGAGGCGAAGGCGTCCACGAGGTCGTCGAGATCCTTGATATCCTCCCGGTACTCGGTCGTCACGTTGTCGGTAATGACCACATCGATGCCGTAGTACCACAGAGAGTAGACTACCTGATCGGCCGCAGTCGGGTCCTCGGCTGCATAGAACTTCAGAGCGCCGGTTACCGGGTTGAGCCAGACCTTGCCGGCTGCCAGGTTCTCCTCCAGATAGACGAGCGTCTTGGCGACTCCGTTTACCGTGACATAGGCCGCGGAAGGCTGCGGGTTGATGAAGTTGGCCTGACTGAGTGCGTATGCCCCACCGAGGCCGTTTCCTGCGAAGTAGTCTTGCTCTGCGTGAGCAATCACGCCCGCTGAGGGGGTGACAGATACGCCGTTGCCCCATGCGCCAGGCGACTTCGCGGTTACAGTCCCTACGACATTCGGGGCGCTCTGGTTGTCCGACAGGTCGGCGTCTGCAGAAGCGTAGCCCGCGCCCAGAATCCTCTTAGCAAAGATCCTCGGAGCGCCTTCACCGAAAGCGTCCTGGATGGCCTCCATCAGGTCGCCGCTGCCGTAATAGGCTGCAGCCGCCAGGGCCGATGTCATGCCTACGAGGTCAGTCGGGCCTCTGGCCGACTCTCCCAGCAGGAGCAGGGTGTGGGCGGTCGTGGCGCTCGTGATAGGCCCCACGGCCTCCAGGGTGATACCGATCCCTGGCAAAATGTTCTTAATTGAGTAATCGCCGTAAGTATAAACCAAAGTTTCTCACCTTCTTCTTAGCATTTTGCTGCTTATCCAGACCTATCAGGGATGTCGATCTTCACTTTGCGGTTCAGGTCTCGCGGGTTCTTTGCGACCTCTTTATCCCAATCCTCGCGGCTCATCCAGCCGGGATTAACGGCGGGATTGGCGTCCTTCAAGCGCACATATTGCACAGTCATAGAAAACCTCCTAAAAAAAGAATAGAAAGATGGCTACTCTGTCAGTTCCAGGATAATCGAAGCCTCGAAGCTTGATTGAGGCATATCGGCGAGGCGCATGTCGGCTTTGAGGAGCAGCGGCGCTCTTAGCGTCAGGTGCTCCATCTCCGCCAGCGGCCAGCCCATCCACGGCTCAAGTTCGATAGCCTTAATGGGTTCGCCGGTCTCGACCTCTGTGAACTTGTAGAGTATCGGTACTTCTAAAAGAGTTCTATAGACTCTCTTTTTGAGCCTTTGATCTAAATAGCTGCCCAGAGGCCGGGCCGATGCCTTCTCCGGGCCTGTCGTGACTCCCTCGTAGTCCAGCGAGAGCCCCAGGCGCTCCCTTTCAATCTGGCGGGCCAGCTCGAACTCGTAAGCCTGGACGGTCGCTTTGTTGGTGCTGCAGACGTAGATGTTGAGGGTTCCATGGTTGATCTGGCCCCGTTCGTCGTCGATCTTCGACGTTCCCGAGTTCCAGGTCTCCCGGATCTGTGTCCTGATGTTGTAGAGGTATCTGGGGCCAGGGATGACAGAGAACGATATCCAGCTCGTTGTAGCCGGGTCGTGATGCCACCCCCCGCCGTCGTCCTCGAATACCAGGATGGGGGTGCTGTTTATCGTGGTCGGCAGGGCAGCGAGAACCGCGAGCCTCTGCGTGGGTGAGAGGCTCACGGCGTCACCTCCTCGTCCTTCCGGCTGTCGAACTCCACATAGGAACGCGGGTCTGCCCTAATCCTGAACTTCTGGATGTGGTACTTCTCCAGGTCCGTCAGGATCTCCGAAGCGCTGTCGGGCAGCAGAAGCATATAGGCCGCGAAGGTCTTGGTCGCAGGCCCTAAGACGAGGATGTCTGCATCCAGGGGCGTCCAGGGAACGGCCGTCAGCCTCGTTGAGGCGGCCAGCTCGAACTCGTGGGTGGCCGCAAGCAGCTCGTCGGCCGTAAACTCTTCTGTCACCTCGTCCCTCAGGGCGATCCTGGCCAGAGGGGTCTTCTGGACTTCCCCCCTGAGAGCGATATCGGCGTCGAGATCTGCCGGGACGTCGGCTCGTAGGGCTATGTCGGCGTCGAGATCGGAGGGGTGGTCTGCGCTGAGCCATTCGTCGGCCCGAAGCGTTACCCGCTCCTCATCCTCTATCAGGAGTTCAGCATCGACGCTCTGGTGGGCGGTGTGGTACGGCAAATCCATCGTAATGCCGAAGACGACACCGTTGTTGCAGTAGCTCACCGAGACCGTGTACGGCCCGACCGTGCCTGTTTTGCTGAACCCCTCGTAGAACGGGGCCCAATAAGCATCTGTGGCCCAATATTTCGTACCCCACACGGCGAAGGTCTCGAAAAGCACCAGCAGCCCGCCGATGATTACATCCCGGTTATACCCAGGAATGCTCCCCCGCAGCAGGGCGTCGTTGTTGAGCAGGACCCCGTTAACCCTGTTGTAGAGGGCGTTGAGGACCGTTAAGATGTTCGAGCCACGCGGATAGCTGGCAATCAGGCTGCTATATGCTGCCCCCCCGGCGTATTTGGTGTAGTTCCAATAGGGGTTATCGGTGCGGGTGGCCACCGACTTATTGAAATATAGGCTGGACTGGTTCCGCGCGTGGGCGAAATTGAAATACCGTTCAATGTACGTCCACGGTGCCGCCCTGGTGTAGTATTTCGATGCAGGAAACGACAGCTGGCCGGATGAGTAGACGGCCCCCATCGGAGCCAGCCAGAACATCAGCTCGCTATAAACCGCTCCGCCCGCCGCTAGGACAGCCTCAAGCCGGTCTCGCCACAGAGCGAGAGCGACCTTCTCGTCGGCTGTGAGGTATCGCAGGTTATCGCCAGGCATCTACTCCACCACCAACTTTGTTAAAGCCGCATACGCTGCGTCCATCGCCGGGTTGCTCGGCCTCTTCAAGGTCGTGATGCTGCCGCCGAGCACGTCTGTGAATGCCGTTCCGTCGTTTGATACAGTCATGGCGTGCCTCAGCTCCCCGTCGATCCTGCGGTCTCCTGAGATCAGCAGAGAGGTATCTGTAACGTCTGCCCCCATGCGGCGGGTCTGCGAGATGTTCAGGCGGTGCCTCTCAGAGAGGGCCATATCCACAACGGGCGAGAATGTGCCCGCGCCCCGGCCGACAAAAGTCCTTATGATGTTCGCGCCGGTCAGGATGGCACTTATCATCCACCTGCTCTTCGCAGGGTCCAGCGGGTCCAGAGTATCCCAGAAAGCGACCTGCCGCCAAATAGGCTGCTCTGCGCCTATCTGGCTCCAGGCCCGGACGACTGCGGAGAGGTTGATTGCATCCCAGGTGTCGCCCAGGTCCTCCGTTTCAACCAGTGCGTAGCCGCACGTAGCTATAATTCGGCCCTGGTAGCCGTCGATGCTGTTATACCGGGCGTTCGTAGTGTATCCCGATATGGCGGTGAGGTCGCATACTTGCACCCAATTTATAGCTCTATCTTCGGATAACCATATAGCAGAGCCGGTATGGGTGAAAAGGTGGTTGGGCTTGACCCAGACGACGGACTTGCCGACCGGCACACCTTCGCCTGCTGCTGCTGCGAGTTCCCACAGAGAGCCTGCCTTCAGGCTGTCGAACCACCCGTATGAGGTGCTGGCGAGCGTCCAGTTGTGACCTATAGAGGTTATATCGTAGATCTCAGGAGCTTCCAGGACTTTCGACCACGAATCGCCGCTGTCTGGTGAGTGATAAATCGCCTCGTTGCCGTCCGACAGCTCGCAAAGGGCGATCACGTTTTCGCCGTGCGTCTCGATAACTTCTCTGATGCCCACCACCGACGCGGGCGACACGGTGTCGGGAACCTCCTCATCGAGGTCAGGTTCGGGTTCGCCTAAGAAGGGCGGCACGTCCTCCCATAGTTCGTACTCGGGAACCTCGGCGGCCAGGTCTGGGTCATCCGACCCGCCCGGCACCGGGGGCCAAGAAGAGAACTCCGGGACCGTCCCGTCGCTTATGCCGATGGGGGGCGTCCATCCCCAGGCGTTCCAGCCCAGGGCGTCGTAGGTTCGCATGAGCCGGTTCTCGCCCAGCACCGCACCAAATACAGCTCTCCTCATAGTAAAACACCAAGGAGACCCACTCCCTTCGGGAGGCGGGAGGAATTGGGCGCAGACTCCAAAACATTCATATATGATGCGTGCAATCTATCTCTTAGATGACTGAACTTGTATTGACCACGGTTTGCAAGCTGAATCCAACACTCGAACAGATATCCGAGATAGAGGATACCTTGAAGGCGTTCGCCGATGCTTGTAACTGGATCAATCGGAACGTGCCCGAGAACCTTAGAAACAGCGTGGTAATCCACCACATGGTTTACAAGGATGTCAGGGCGAAGTTCGGCCTCTCCGCCAATCTTGCCGTCAGAGCCATCAATAGGGTTGCAGGAAATCGCAAGACCGCCCTGAAAGACCGTTCTACCGTCAAGAACTTTGAGCCTACCAGTATCGACTACGATGCCAGGATCTTTGCCTTCAGAGAGAAGGACGAATCCGTCAGCCTTACCCTTCTCAGATCCAGGCAGAGGGTTAAGCTGGTTCCCGGAGACTACCAGAAAGATAGCCTCAAAGGTTCCAAGCCCACAAGTGCTACGCTCTGCAAAAAAAGATCTGAGTATTACATCAATATTCAGGTCAAGAGTGAAGCGCCTGAAGAGATCCGGACTGATACGGTTTTGGGGGTAGATCTTGGTATCACCGATATTGCGGTGACCTCTGAAGGCCAGAAGTTTGGCGGCAAGACGATCAAGCAAATCAAGACCCATTACGCTTCTATGCGAACTGCCCTCCAACAGAAAGCCGTGAAAGGTACAAGAAGCTCTCGAAGAAGATGCAGAGAGCTTCAGCAACGACTGTCGGGCAAGGAGAGCAGATATCAAAAACAAATTAACCATGAAATCAGCAAAGCGATTGTGACCAGAGCTAAGGAGATTCCTGCTAAGATAGCTTTGGAGGATCTTTCTGGCATCCGCGAGCGTGTTAACCAGAAGACTGGGAAGGATCAACGTAGACGGGTTAACGGTTGGGCTTTCTATCAGCTCAGAGTGTTTCTGAGCTACAAGGCACTTCAGGCCGGCATCCCTCTCGTGTTGGTCAATCCGGCCTATACCAGTAAGACCTGCCATATCTGCGGCACTATCGGATCTCGTAACGGGAAACATTTCAAGTGTTCCTCTTGCGGTTGGTCTGGGGACGCTGATTTCAATGGTGCTCGAAATATCGCTATGCTTGGGTGCTTTGTAGGCGCGCCTAGAGGCTCGGAAGAATTGCCAAGTATCAAGGCCGTTCTTTCAGGGCTACTGAAAGCTCATCCCCTTTAGGGGGTGGGTAGCTTATGCTGCCTCCAGCATTATTCTAGCCTCCACAGGCCGGAGCCTGTTGGCCTGCAAGAGCATGTCAGCCTCTACCGGCGTCTGGATATCAGATACCATGCGGGCGTATGCCCGGAAGGTCGTCTCCACATCTCCCTGCAGAGCTTCATTGGCTGTTAGGGGCAGATCCTCCCGACCTGATAGGGCTATGTCGGCGTCTAGTTCGACAGTTGTCTCGTCCTGGATGGCCTCCGAGGCCCGTAGGGCAGTGTGAGTAACGCTGCCGACCACGATATCAGCGTCGAGCGTTACCGACGAGCGGGCGGCCATGAACACGCTCGCCTCGAACGTCGTCTCGACCTTATCCCTGAGCAGGATTGAGGCGGCCAGGTTATTGTAAACCGGGCCGTGCATGAGCATATCGGCCGTCAGGTCCACGTAAGGGATGTAGAACCTGTAGTCAACCCCGGCCGCTACCGTGTTCGGCAGAACGAGGTCGATGAGTGCCAGCCTGTCCCGTGCCTTCTGACGGGCGTAGGCGTTTGTGATGTAGATCCTGCAATAGCCGGGCCAATAGGTGTCTACCCTGCAGCAGTTCGGCCACTCGCAGATAATACTAATAATCTCTTCGATGGCCGCCTTAGTGCCCGACCCGGCTACCTGCAGTAGGTAAACCTGTAGCCTCTTGCGGTACTGGTCATCCGTCTCACCGTATCGCCTTTTTAGCTCGTAAACCCTCCCCCAAATGTTATCAAGATCGCTGCCCGTCGCAAACTCGATCCTCTTTAGCAGCCCCATTTTATAGTTAAGGTCGGTGACGTAGGCGAGCTGGTTGGCGAGGGTGATTAGCTGCGGTGTTATTATGTGGTTCTGCCTGGGGCTGTTGTCAGTCACAGGAGCGAGGACGATATCGGCCGAGAGTGCCAGGGCGTTCGACGGTTCGGCCAGCCAATCGAACGTGAAGGCGGCCAGGTCCTCGAAAGAGAAATCTGCCCAATGGCTAAAAGGCGCTCGGTAAGTGACCATGCTTTACATCCCTGAAGACTACTGCGGCGCGGGCGGGTTGTACGGGTGGACGCTGATCTTGCCCCGCGTTATTCTGAGTTCGATATTGCCCGTCCTTATCCAGCGCTGAAAATCGTACTGCATCCCGTCTGAGCTTATGACGAACTTCTTTAGTCTCTTGAGGCCCCGCGTTTTACCAGCGGCCTTGCAGTCCGGGCAGAGGACCATGTTGTTCAGCACCAGGGGCACGGGCTTCTTCTGCTGGCAATCGGCGCAGAACCACTCGTCTTTATCGTGGCACGCCGGGCACTCTGCCTTCGACGAAGGGTCGAAGGGAAAGGTATGGCCGCACGAGAGGCACTTCACGGTTGGCGTGGTGTGGCGCCTCTCATCCATGCCTGCCACTATCCCGCCTCCGAGGTCCTGGACCTCCACGGGCATCGCCTCTATGGAGAGGGCAGCGACCTTCGAGACGGCCCGGACCTTTAGGGCGAGATCCTTCGAGAAGGGCACAAGGGTTATGGAGGATGGCTTATCTGGCAGCGCGTGCCACGGAAACTTTTTGCCTGTGTCGTCGAACTGCGGTATCCTCCTGCCGTCCGGCATGGTGGCAATCCAGTAATAGCGCCAGTATGGCAGAGGGTCGGTTGAGGTTGACAAAGGAGACTCCCTTTTCAGACCACATCTGCTGCAAGCACAAAGGTAACAGGGGCTTGCTCTCCATGCGCGGCCCCGCTGTACTGTTCACTCTGCAGCAGGAAGCACTTCGACTTCCCGGCCACTGTGATGTCCCGGGTATCGACCACCAGGGGCGAGGACTCGCTCAGGTCGTCCACATCGACGACGGCAATCGTCTGGCCCTTGTAAACAGCATGGCCGTTTGTGCCGTCTTTGATTGCATAGCCTGTGAGCCCAGGCGTCCCGGCGCTCTGCTGATACGACCCGACCAGGAACCCATGGCCGCCGCTGGAGTCATCCAGCCTTCCGGCGACAACTCTGCCCTTGTTTCCAGGGAACCAAGTGGCCGCGACGTTCCCAGGACCCCAGAACCTCAGGTTGTTGATGAGGCTGAAATCGCCGCTGTAGTCCAGGCACAGGGTTATCCAGTAGGAATAATACGCCGCGACTCCCGCAGGCGGGACCTTGCAGGGCGTGACCAGGCCAGGAGCGTGCTCATCCGACGTACAGAACCTTATAGCCGCGACCTCGTTGTAGTTCGGCCCGGCATCGGTAAGTTGATCGATTGCGATTACCTCTCCCATAATTTTACCTCAAGAAGATTTTTTTGTAATGCTCAGAAAGATCGTTAAAAAGCGGGCTGAAAACCTCGTCCTTGATGTTGTCCATCTCGGACCTTACAGCAGGGTTCGGCGGGCCGTTCCCTGATCCGTACTCCCGGATGCTGGCGGCCTGCGCTCGCTCAGGCCCCCGGATGCCCACATCGACCGAATCCTCTTCCGCATTCACCTCAAGAGAGGCGGCGAGCTCATCTGAGGTGACTTGCCGACACCTGCAAGTTTTGCCGTGAAAGGGCGGCTTCATTCGGCCGTTGCTGTAGGGCCGGTCGAGGGGGATAACACCGTCCAGCTCGGCCAGCTGGCAGACCGGGCAGACTCGCCCATCCCCGGCCGTTATGATGAACTTGGTCTTTCCACCCGGACCCAGAGACTCAGCAATAACGGCTTTGAGCCTCTGACCGTGCGCCTCCAGGAGATCCTTCATGATCACCACGCCAAGCCGACAAGCTGGGCGCCCGTGGCCTTGTTACCTGGGTATAGTGTCTGAAGGAGCTTTGCGGCCACCAAGTTAACGTACTCGGGCTCGTGGCTTACTGCCTGTAGATCAAGCGTCCAGGGGTGCGTGTGGTTTGGCAGGCTGAAGTAGTTACTCCCTATCGGCCACTGCTTCTTTAAAGAACGGATCCAAGACGCGCCCGCCCCCGACGTGCCGCTCAGGCCGTTGTGTCCGTGGATGGATGTGCCGGTAAGTGTGGCGTTCGAGTTCGCGCTTTCGATAAACCGCCCGTCCCATCCCGACATAATCGACCAGAGGGCTGAGGGCTGCCCATCGAAGAAGCATATCGAGCCCTGGAGCGCCTTGGCCGTCTGAGCGAGGCACTGATAGAATCTCGTCTGGACTCGGGCAGGCATCGCGGAGGCCTCCGAACTGACGGCGGCCGCACCTGCCGGGTGTGGATGATCTTGATCGCGATTAACGGTTGTTGACGGCGTTCCCATGAGCGCAGCGAATGTCGGCCCCATCGCTGAGTTTAGAGCAACAGTAACGCTATGGCCGATTGTGCCCCTCCCTCCCTGCGATCCGGGGGAGGCTCCCATTTTCATCAACCGGCCGTCTGGCGAAGCGTAGCGCTGAACCTCCGCCCAATCGAGGACGGCCTCTGAGAGTAGGAGAGAGCCCGTGGGGAACCTTCGCACCTGGGCCTCCCAGGTGAGATAGTCCATGTAGATGAGTTCGAACTCCTGATAGTATGGGTCGTTCGTGGCCGTGAGGCCCGTAGTCGTCCCCCTTGTGTGGTTGTTGTGCCTCTGCATGAAGACGTTCGATCCCGACTCATACTCAGCGGAGACGTTTGTACCGTACCCTAATAAGAAGTTGATAACAGGATGTTCATGCTGAAGAGCCCCGCCCAGGCCCAAAGCCTGCCCGGCCGTTGCGGTGCAGCGGATGTGTCGGCCGTTCAGGCCCACTACCTTCTGCCAGGGAGCCTCCGGCACGCCTCCGGGCCAGGGGAGGATTATATTAGTCATCAGGTGGCCTCGCAGGTCAGCGAGCAAAGGATCTGCTTCACGGCGGTTATGCCGGAGACCCGGATAGAGACCCAATCACCCGCGTCTATGGCGATGTTCAGTCCAGTCTCCTCGTATTTCGTGTTGGCTGCTATTGAGAAGACATCAAGCGCACTGCTCCAAGTCCCTGCGTAAGTCCTCTTGTAGAGCGTGCAGGCGATCGACCCTGTGACGTCCGAAGTCTCCCTTACCCTCGCAGCGACGATCTTGCATGCTATGGGAGCCCTGAACTCCATCCGGCCGTCTGTTATGACGTCCACGCCGTTACCGAATGGGTAGCCGATATCGAAGGTTCTGGTGATCCAGGAGCCGTCCCCCTTGAGAGTCTGGGCGGTTCCGGGAAGCTTCTGCATCAGGCCGTGCTTCTCAGTCGAGGCGTTCAGGTCCGTGTTATCGTCCGGGGCGGCCATGTCGTCGAGCTTGGGCAGACCCCAGTAAGGATCATCGGCCCCCTGCATAAGCACATATCCGAGAGTGCCTTTTGCCAGCTCTACCCAGGCCGACGCCCCCTTATACGGGATTGCCCCTCTGGCTGTGAGGAGCGATCTGAGAACGTACTGAGTGTGCGAATCTCCGACCAACAGGTCCGTGAGCGTAGAGTGCGAGGGGTATCCAAAGACCGGGTTAGCTCCGACTCCCTGAGTCAGCAGAGACTTGCCAGACACGCCAGGGCTGAGGGCCGCCAGCTGGGTCGCATTCCTGAAGAGGAGCATCCCTTGGTCTGTGAGGATGGTGTCAACCAGCCCGACTTCCAGGTCTTCGGGAGCGACGCCGGAACTCTCCAGGAGACCGCCCGCGCCGTACACGGGAATCTTCCCGGCCGCTGCGAGGTTCTTGATCTGTACCTCATCGTCTAGCTTTTGTAAATCGGCGGAGTAAAGGATGGGGAAATAATCGCCGAGGTGCTCGGTTCCGAGCTCGATCTTGTGAAGACTTAGCCGGGGAGTTAGTTCAGACATGAAATTACCTCAGGAAAGCAGGGGGTTTGCTGGTCGAATTGTTATTTATAATAGAGAGTTTATTATTCTCAAAAAAGAGTATGGGCCGAGCTTATGCGCCCGGTGCTACCGCGCTCCGTCCTACCAGGATCGTTATATCGTTGTCTTCCGTCGCGTCGGCGTTGGTGAAGGTTATGGTGCTCGTGTCCTCTCCGAGCAGAGCCACCAGGCCCTCGTTCATCAGCTCCAGCGGGCCGTCGAGCGTGATGGGAGATCCTAAGCCCACCGCCATAGTCAAATCGTCGTACCTCTCAGCCGTTATGGCTATGAACTGCACCGCAACGGTTGCCGGGTGGACGAGGACGATGAGGGGCACAGAACTCTTCACGGCGGTCGCTTCGATCTTCTCCACGACCTCGACATCCACGAAATCGCTGACAGTGGAGGAGAGGCCGTCCGGTGTTGATGCTGAAATGGATCTTGTTATCCTGTCGGTCATCTTAATACCTCAGAGTTTTTCTATTATTTTCGATAGCAGCAAACTATTTTCTTTAGAGTATAATTTCATCAGTACAAGCAAAATTGCTAGATTCAAGCAACATGATATTGCACAGAGGGCCAGGCATATCATTGTCATTATGCACTGGCCGTCTGGCATTATTTGCAAACCTCTTGTTTGATTGCCGATACTTCTTTGCCTATCTCTCGGGCGCGCTCGTCGTGGCTGTTGAGACAGTTGATGAGCGTGCAGATCTTTTCGACTAGCCGCTCGTTGTTCTTCTCGCTCTGTTTCATGCTCGTGTTCGTGATCCAGTAGACCAGATACACGATTAGAGCTACAATGGCGATTATGAGGAAGGCTATGAGGGTTAGGTTAAAGTCTCCGCCAGCTGCTTTCATCAGCTCAGTCTCGCCCGTCATGCTGCCCCGGAAGAGCTAAGTATCTGAGAGCTAAATGAGCCTGTGGCGGGCTCCGTTCCTGTCGGTCGTATCGACATGGAGCAGCCCGCCTACTTGAGCAGCTTCTCCTTTGCGATCTCCTCTCTCTTCTCAGCCTCGGTTACTTTCCTCAGCCCGGCCATGACGAGGCCGATAACAAGCAGAAGGGTCGCGGTGCTCGTCGGCAGGCCTATGTTTGCCAGGAATGCGGAGATCAGGTTAAGCGATTCTGGGCTGATGTTTCCGAGCAGCCCCATGAGCAGCATGGCAAGAGCCACGGCATACGTCTTATATCCTTCGAGCATCACTTTTACCACCATACCAATGTATCGTTAATTTCAGTCATGTTTTCAGTCGTATTGCCCACCGATGCCGGGATCTCTGGGACGCTCTGAGTGAAATTTCTAAGGGCGCTCGTGATCCCCGCTCCGGCCTCCTGTGCTACTGTCTGAGTCTCGCTGGTCATGTAGCCGATATCGTCCATGTGCCAACGGGGCTGCTTGACCAAGGGCGCATTGCTCAAGGCTATCGACCACGCGCTTGTGGGATCGACGTTCTGAAGGCTTATGACCGGCGCAGGGGCTTTGTACTTGATCTGATCTGACGGGAGCTCTGCCACGGCCAGAGAGGCCAGGAGCATCAGGGCGATGAGGATTGTTCTCATCGCTTCTTCCTCCCCAGAGTCGAGGTATTGAAGTATCCCGGCACGCCCTCTTGACCCCGCCTTCTCATATCAGCAAGCTTGGCCTTCGGGTCATAGTCATAGGCCTCGATCCACTCCAAGCGAGTGAGATAGACGCCCGGATCGTCCGGCGTTCCGTACATCTGGTTGTCTCCCTCGCCTATGACGCCGGAAGGCAGCTTCCATTCAAACGATGTCGGGAGGATGCACCCGCACGCCTCTGCCCCACTGCCATAACCAGCAGGAAGCGGAGTGTTCGGTGCTCCACACGACTTGCACAGAAATTTCTTAGGCATGGAAGGGAGTTCTGTGATCTCTCCGCAGCCAGCGCATTTTAGTTTGACTATGATATCATCTCCTTGTTTGCTTTATCACAACTAACAACAGCGTCGCCGCATGTCGCTCTACAAAAGCACCTAAAACAAGCACTTTCAGGACGATTTGAGCCGCCCGATTCTCTCTTTGGATCTTGAGATTTAGGCATCGTTAAGAGCATCGCGCTTTTGCTGCTCTCGATTCTCGCTAAGAAAATATTATAAATATGCTTCTAAACCGAAGAAGCTTGTATCTCGCGCCAAGATTCTATCTCAGAACCACATCGATATCGTGTGATCCATTTTTGTCTTTTATCACCGCTATCAGCAGGCGCTATTTTCTGCTCCTATAGTATGTGTTCAAGTGCGGATACCAAAATGGTAGGTGGCAAAAGTACACATCTACCCCAGATCGTTGATTACGAATACGTACCAATAAGTATTAATACTAAGCACGTATTGGTATGTATTGGTGAAATGCGATGAGTGACAGTATGAAATATCTAGGAGCCGCAACAGACTGCGGCGAGTATTGGGAAGACTGGAACAGCGAGGCCAAGGATCTTGGTCCTGGAGTATCCTTCACGGTCAGATGCGCCGAGGATGGAGGCAAAGGCCCGCATCTGATATGTTGCTACGGCCTTCAAAATGATGTGAATCTTGAAGCCGTGGCGAGAGAGGCCGAGAGGATAATCACGGCCTACAAGGCACACGACACCGTCAGGTTCCCGAATGGCCGCCCGATTCAGGGGCCGCTCAGACCCCCAAGACCGGAATACTGGCCAACGCTCGAAGAAGTGCTGGTTCTCTTCAGGGAATCAGTGCCCCGACACAAGGCGACAAATCAGCGCATGGGAAGAATGGTGTGGAGCATCCGAGATGTCGTTTGGGATGTCACGGGGTCGGGCGCGATGACGGATCGTGTCATTGAGCGTGTGGGGATGGCCGAACTGGAAAGAATCTACGAGGAGGTCTGAAAATGGCCTTCTCAAAAATCACCCTGACCATCCGAGATGATCAGAAGAAAGCTCTGGCAGATCATCCAGAGATTAATGTCTCTGGAGAGCTTCAGAATGCACTGGATAAGAGACTTGGGCTGAAGCCCAGCGAGGAAATAAAATGAAAGTCGTCGGAGTCCAAGAGAAACGCTGCCTCGACTGTGAGCACCATTTCCTCCAATGGACCCACATCCACAGAGGCATTAGAATGCCCACCCTAAAGCCCGACAAAATCCATGAGATTGAGCCAGAGGGCAGACCATGCCCGAACTGCGGCAAGTCTGACATCGTTGATGCTGTGCCGAAAGAGGTTGAGCGGCCAGCGTATCAGATTCAGAAAGAGAGGCCGAAGAGGAGGAAATCCTCGACCCTTCGACATCTCGGGCTTTAGTCTATTTTTTATTCTCCTTTTCTTATACTCCTATTTTCGCTATGCGCTGCATGGGTATTCGCGGTAAAGGGGATGTATTCCTATAGAGACTGGAATGAACGAGAAAAGAAAAGACGGTTGGACAAAAGTATCACAAGCTCAATATCGCGTTTTTCACATATTCTGCCATAATATAATATCCACTCGATGATAAATGTACCCCGTCTAAATAATATCTAGCATCATATGCGACGCTGTCAGGATCGCCGATGTTGATCCCGATGACCGGATCAAGTGCGACATCCGCCAGCGCATCTGCGAAATCGGTATATCCTGCACGCAAGGCAATGTTTAACGCGTCTCGGTGGGGCTCATAGCCTACCACTTCGTACTCTGCCGGGAGAGACAGGACCACAACCTCGAAGCCCGTTGCCTTTCGAGCCAGACACCAGGTTTCGATGTAGCCATACACATCGTCTTCATCAATCGAATGCTCTGGGCCATGCCTGAGATCGTTTACAGTTAGAAGAACCGCTATGTTCTTCTGATAATCGGAATCATACAGGGCATCGACATTTGCCACCGCGCGATCTAGTATCGCGGGTGGGTTATATGTACTCATGTATGAGCCAGAGATTCCAACATTTGTTACTTTTTGCAAGCCGGCGTCTCGGAGCATATACGCGAGCCAAGCGGGATACGACATCTGGACATTGTAGCCGAACGTCACCGAGTCACCTTCGCAAACAATATTTTTGAACTGGCTCTTGTAATTAGCTTGCAAATACCCGCTGAGCGCAAATGCGCTATTTCCATAGACGGCATTTGCAATTCTGCGCCCCATGGCTGATATTCCTGGATCGGATGACCCGATACAATTCTCGAAATCTTGCCCGGTTGCGATCCATCTAGGCGCGCCCCTCATACAGGCTCCGAACAGAATCGAGTAGTCTGATAGACCGCTGCTGTGCCTCTACTACCGGGACGGCGATACGCTGGCCCGCAATATGCTGCGAACGTTGGAATGCCCCCCCCAAGCATTTTTTGTATGGCTGCAATCCCCTGGCTATAGATCTGCCCCCTTCCGAGAGATGCTTGCCAAGCATTTGCAGGAGCGACATTTGCGCTAGCATTCCCGCTTGTCACTGTCTGCGGATCTCCGCTGACCACTACCTGATGGGTATGCACCGCCGCCGTCCCGAACTCAGACATATTGTCCTCGAGGTACTGTTCCAGAGTACCAGTGGCCCCAATAACGCCGTAATGGGAAATGATTGATTTCCCGGTGGAGTCAAGGGGGAAATTTGAAATTGTTGGATTCACCGCCCCTGCTACACAAGTTCCCACGGGGCTACCAGTTGCGGCTTTCAAGAACTCCGAATCGAACAGCATTCGTTTTCCTTGAAGGTGGCCGTAAGTTGTCAGCGTCTCGTATGGGACAGATACCTTGATGGTCGCGCCGAAGACCGATGTTATTGTCGCGCCCACGCCGTTTGCCATATATATATCTGAGCGAAGAGCAGGTATGCCGTCGCTTGGAGTCAGACTCAGTTTCACCATGCCTTCTGGCGTCGATTTCGGTCTATCGAGCAGATCCCAAATTGAATTGAATATGATATCACCCATCAGGAAGCCATAATATGGGTCAGTGCCCTGAACTAGATTCTCGCAGCCATTCAGGTCGCATGTCCAGGTGACTTGATCATCTACGACAGTTTCACCGGGAGTGGTTGGCCATGTCGGTTCTGTGGCCGCATCGGTTTTGAAGTCGCCTGCCCGCGAAGTACATCGATAGAGAAGCTTTGTAGCACCGGGAGTGACAGGTTGAACGACATAATTTACTGTGGTTACGGTATCTGCTGCCCAGGTCGGTGCAGTGACGTAGGGAAGGCAGTGGAAGCCGCCAATTTTTCTAGAATTGTTTGCATCATAGCCACTAGGCCAGGTAGACGCATCTGATATCAGGATCTTCGGAGCAGTTCCAGATACAGGGACACATGCATAGATGTAGAAGTCCTTTCCTGCTCTGTTAGCCGCGACTGTGTAGTCGGTCGGCGTTTGTGTATCCCATGTAGCTGCGATATTGAGATCATATTCCTGTGCTGATGTCAGCTCATAGCCTCGTCCTGCTCCAATAGCCCCAATTTTTACGAGCAATTCTGCCGGAGAGACCAATATCGTTCTATCTGCGGCTAGGCTTTTAATATGCCATGTAGTATCTGATCTACTGTATGCGTTTGGTTGGGCAGATCGCCTTTCAAGGACCCCCATGCTCACACCTCAAGCTCTTCAGACAGTATCATAATCACTCTGCCAGCAGAATCACATTTCAGCGGCGTAATTGTGCCATCTGCCCGCTTGCCGCAGAGCACAAGGTAGGGTGTATTGGCATCGGCCTGGGCCAGGAGCTTCCCATTCATCGCCGCCAAAGTCGATTCCGTAGCCGCGCCTGTGGCCGGAAGCCGAGCCAGGATGTCGGTGAGCAGCTTTGCCAGAGATCCAGCGGCCGGGTTCAATAGCGCCCCGAGCCTATCCTTCACGGTTCCGAGGGTCGTCTCGCTCGCCAGATCCGCGCCCTCGGCTGGCGCGAGTGTGCCCCGCACATACAGATCGCCCTCATCACCGCACTCAAGCGCCTTCGGCCTCTCATCCGAGCGCTTCCTTCCGTAAAGTTGAGCCATGAAAATCTCCTAGATCTTAATCGCCTTCGGGAGGCGTTCCCTAGTTCAGAGCCTAATCTATGCTACAAAGGTAATACTTTGCAGCCCGAAAATGGTTTTATAATAAAGTCTCAATAATCGTTATCAGAGGGGTAATCGAACTGCCCAATAGAGAACTTCGCCGTCGCTGGCGTCGAGTGGTGGAAGGTTCCTGTTGGCTTGGTGGGATAGGACTTGATAATCCCTATGAGGTCGTCGGCCACTTGCCGCAGGCCAGCCAGCTTATCCCCTGTGGCCCTGACAATCTCCTCTGCTATTGGCGACCATTTCCCCTCTTCATAGGAGCCCGGAACGACATTAAGAACGCGGTCTGCATAGGCCTGATACGCCAGGAAAATCGCAAAAGCGCTTTCAGCCGTAGGGAAGAACTCAGCGGGCGCGCTATATCGATACTGCAGGACGGTGATGTACGACGCTGCCCTGGTTATGGCGCTGGCGATGGCCACCGCCGAGAGCTCGCTGGCCTCTGGGATGTTGATAGCCGCCCGGACATCCGCCTCTGTGATCGTCATTATTTTAGACCTTCTTATGCTGTTGCGTTCCGTGCTACTATGAAAACCAGTTTTGAATCGAATGGCCCCAGATTGTGAAAGGTAAAATCGTTTACTGAGTTTCCAAGAAACGATATGTTTCCGCTCTCTATGAATAGGACAGGGCCGCTCAGACGGTAATTATTAGGGCGTCCGTCTAATGTGAAGTGGAGATCCTCGTAGCTGTCTGAAGTGACCACAAGCGCTTTGACATTTTCGGAGTCGCTCGGTTGGATTTTCACTGTTGTGGGGTCGGTGCTAAATTCGTTTAATAGCAGGGGCACCATCGACCAGTCTGATATTTCCTCGACTACCGCGTCCGGGTCGGGGTCGGGTTCCGCCCATTCGCTGTATTCGGGGACGGGCTCCGATAACGAAATTCCTGCCGGGATCGTTATGCCGATTTTGGAGTATGCCTCCACCGCGAAATGGTTTTGAAAAGATAACCGTGGGCCTTTGGAGCCTAGATTAACTTCAGTTTGACAGCTAAATACTAACATAGCAACCCCTGACCGACGATTGCGTCAAAAAAAATGGTTGGCGGGAGTTGAGCCCGCCCTTCATCCCACTACCAGCACAGACACGTACCCCGTATCCGATCCGGTTTCGCAGGTGACGTTGAACCCTGCCGTGGTGGGTGATGCCCATGCCAGGTCCTTCGACGCGGCCGCTGCGCCTTTGTAGGTCAGGAGAACGTCATAGGTGGCATTCTCCCAATCAGCTTCAAGGCCCATGCCCTGCGCCCCGTAACCTACTTCGGTGTTGGGTATTCCGCAGAGGGTGTTCAGCGTGCCGTTGCCTGCAGTAACCTTGTGAGTCCTGCCAGTGCCAGCCCCGGATATGATCAGAGTGCCCGAAGAGGCGTCAGCATCGACCCGCGCCATGTCGCCATTGATCAGCGTGGCGATCTCCGCAGGGGTTACGGCCGTCACATCGGCACAATCTCCTGTGCCTGCCGTCTCGGCTCCTCCATCGGGGCCGATGTCCAGCTCCTCAGTACAGTTTCCAGCCTCAGCGCGGGTTATGACGACCCTTGAGCCTGTGCCGAGCTTGGTGCTGGTGATGATGTACTTGTTGACGCTGAAGGCGACGGTTTCCAGGCCGCTTGTGGCTGCCCTTATGGCCAACTGCATCGCAGCCGCAACATCATTTCCGGTAACGGCTCCAGTCCAGTCGCAAGTGACCTCGACGGCCTCGCCGCCGTCCATCGCTATCATGAACTTGGTATCAGCATCGCCCGACATATCGGTCTTGGCTGATGTGCCGCCTGTCCAATTGGCTGCAGCACAGTTCAGAGTAGCAGTCTCCTCGGCCTGGGCATCGTAGGTGAGCTTGATCGTGCCGTTGTTGCCGGGAGTTGACATATCCACAGGGGCGTCGATGCCTGTTATGAACGGGGCCGCGTCATCCTGGAAGAGGACGGGCGTTACGCCGCCCGCGAGCTGGATGGTCTTCCGGGCGAACCTCTCGATGCCCGCCTCCAGCTGGAGGGCTGTATCAGCGAGATCGAGGGACGCCTGGACGGCTGCGGCGAAGTCGGTCTTGGGGATGCCTGTCCCAGGCTTCGTGTACTTGAGCCCTATCGACGTGACGAGCTCGTTTATGGCCGCCTGCAGGCTGGTCCTGGCGCTCGTTGTGAGGGCGGCCAGGCTGCCGACCTTGGCGTCTGCGGCCATCTTGGCGTTCGTTATCGAGTTGTCGGCTACCGGAGTAGATGAGAGGGCGTTGATCTGCTCGGCAGTCGCCGTAACCTTTACCATCGCTCCACCGCTGCCGGGAACGTAAAGCTCCTCGATCTCCGCCTTGACGATGCGGAGGAGCTTCATCTTTATGCGGCCCCATGGCCTTTCAAACGACAACATCTGCGGCCACCTCCATCGGTGTTGTTGGCATCTCTTCGGCTGTCCTGTAGATGCTGCCTGCGCTTATGAGGCGCTTTATGGTATCCGGCATCTTCGCGGCTTCCTTATCGGAGAGGACGGAGCCCCGCGCGTATTTGCGCGGTGGCTTTTTGGCATCCTTGCCGTCGTGTCTCTCGAAGCCTCGCACTATCATGAATGGCATAGTGCAGCCTCCTTAAGCTATGCAGTTCAGGCCGAACAGCCCGGCGTCCGGCGTCATCAGGACGGGGGCCCAGCACTGGAAGCCCTGGTAGTAGGTCGTGTGGGTGTGCAGGTCGGGAACCTGTACCATTGCGGTGTCAAACCCGCCGAGGGGCTGGTTGAAGGACAGGTTCATGCCTGCGATGGTCTTCATGACTCCGGGGGTTGTGACGTAGCCATACCAGAAGCTCTTACCGAAGATCCAATCCAGATCGACGGTGTCCCCAGGGGCGCTCTTGTTGTACATAGCCCCGGCGACGATGATGTTATCCACATCGAGAGCGGCCGCGATCATCTGTTCGTTCAGCTTGGTTGGAACCTTCTCTGCGCCCTGCGGGTTGCGGTACATGCTGATGAGCTGCTCGTTGATCCTCACCGCCTCGTACACCTGCTCGCCCATTATCAGGGTGTTCGGCTTTACGCCGCACTTCTGTTTGATGGCGAGCTTCATATCCTTGAACAGAGTCAGAGGATCGGAGTCGGCATCGTTGAAGCGTCTGAAGGTCTCGCCTGTGGTGACTTCTCCAGGGGCCCAGGTCTCGCCGGAGTTGACGCCGGTTATGTCGATTCCCCAGACGCCGTTAGTGAAGTATTTCTCGGCGATTAGGAGTTCCTTGTTCAGCTGGAGGACGTCGGTTACCATCTGAGTCGTTGCGTACTCGATGGGATATCCCTCGTCAGCCACGAAGGGGATATCCGCAAGCAGTGGCATCTCGAAGGCGTACCTCTGACAGACATAGCTGCCGGGGGTGTCTACCTTGAGCTCGCCCTGGGGCGGGACTGTGCCGGGCCGCCAGGTCCCTGCCTTGTTTGTGAAGGCGTTCTCCTTAGCCCACTTTGGATAGAGGCCTGCGATCTGGTTGACCCCAATCATAGGGAACCACTGATCGGCGACGAAGTTTGAGGGCTCCTGCCTGTAGGCGAGAGACCAGCCCGATTCAAGACGGGCGACGTGGAGCTGTGAGTAGTCCACGCCCTTATTGATGACCTGTTGAGCCAGGGCCGCTACTGTTTCTCTGTAACCCATGAAAATCACCTCACTCCGGGATGCTTACGTACACAGGCCCGCCGAACAGCCTGACAGTCGCGGGCAGGCCTGCGGCAGCTCCAACCTCGCACTGGCCGACGATGATATCACCGTCTGAGGGCGTAGCCGCATCTCCTACTCCGCCTGTGCCGACCTTGACAGGCTGGCCTGGGGG